GATCTTGGCCAGTCCGATGGTCACGTCGAGCCCGTCGACGGTGGTCTGGGACACCCACATCGTGGTCGCCGAGGCGAACGTCGCATTGTTCAGCCGCAGCTGGTTGCCCGTCGGCGGAGCCGATGTCGTGGCGTTGTAGGTGAACGTGGCGTGGCCGGCGTAGGCCGCGCCGTCGATGCCATCGACACCATCGGCACCAGCTGGGCCAGTCGCGCCTGTCGCCCCGGTGGCTCCCGTCGCCCCGGTCGGCCCGGTGTCACCGGTCGGGCCGGCAGGACCAGTCGGACCGGCGGGCCCGGTGACGCTGGCCCCGGCCGGGCCAGCCGGACCGGTCGGACCAGCAGGGCCAGCGGGTCCGGCTGGCCCTGTGCTTCCAGCAGGACCAGCCGGACCCACAGCACCCGTTCCTGACGTGGTATCCCATGTCGACGGACCGGTGCGAACTTTGAGAGCGCTCATCAGACCTCCATCAGTCGATCCGGTAGCACTTGTAGCTCTCGGCAGTGGCGAAGCTGTCGGTGAACTCGCAGAACCCGGCGGGGATCGAACCGCCGCGGCTGATCGTCAACGTCCCCCCCGTGTCGTACAACCGTACGGCAAAGGTCTGCCCCTGGTCCACCATGCGGAACGTGGTCACCCACCCGGTCGTGCCGGCTGCCTCGCGCGTGGTCGCGAAGATGTAGTGCTTCTCCTCGGTCGGCACCCATCGGCACGAGGCATCGACCCCGGAGTAGTAGTTGCGCGGGTTGGCCGAAGTGCAGGACACGAGGAACCCGGTGTGGGTGTAGTCGGCGAGCCCGTCACCGAAGCAGAGGTACCCGTCGAACGGTCCATTGATCGCCGGGGCTACGACGAGAGCGGAGTAGTTGATGTCCTTCGCTGCCTGGTAGATCCCGGTCCCCGGCACCCCCGGTCCACCGTAGAAGTTGTCGTTGAAGTTGTTCGACGAGAAGTCCTCGTCCTCGCGGAACGTGTGATTGAAGTAGGTGATCGAGCGCGCACCGTGGACGATCGTCGACCAGATCGCCCACTTCATCTGGGCCGGGGTGATCATGCCGGTGGCCGCGTCGGAGAACGGAGCCCCGTTCTCTACCCAGATGCCGACCGGCTTGCGCGAGTTGCCACCCTCGGCGTAGTGCTTGCGGATCGTGTCCATCATCGATCCGTAGTTGGAGCCCCGCTTGAGCTGACTCTCGGTCGGGGTGCCCAGTGCCGTGTAGAAGTAGAACGGCATGTTGTCGTAGACGTGGTGGGTGGGGTCGGGTGCGCCGCTGATCCAGTAGTAGTCGCAGGTGATCAGGTCTGCCTGCTCGACAGCGTCGGCGGTCGAGTGCGGTCCGAATCCGTCATCGTTGTTGAGGATGTGGACCGTGTAGTTGTAGAACCCGAACCGACCCGGCCCATCGGAGGTGGCGAGCCAGGTCGTCTGGTCGGCGACGATCGCCTCGTAGCCGGCCTGATCGAATGGCTCCTCACCCGACAGCACACCGAGCACGTGAGGATCCTGACCGGTGGTGATCGTGCCGCCCGGATGTTGGTCAGAGATGACTGTCGCCCACTTGTGGTTCGGAGCGAGATCGTTGAGGTCGACCGTTTCCCAAGCGTTCAGCATCCCGTTGAGCCCGAGGTCGTCCATCCGGTCGTAGAAGTCGGGGTCGGAGAAGTCGGTATGCCAGCAGGCGATGGGGATGAACTGCGGGTGATCGAACCCGGCGAACGTGCCGCCGATTGGGTTGGGCCCGCTCCAGGCCGCGGCACGGGTGAACCCGGACCGCTCGTAGTAGCCGTTGCCGACGAAGTTGGAGATGCCCCCCTCGTCGACGAGCTCACCGTCGGCGGCGATGAGCGACACGGGCGACTGCCCGGTGGGTGGAGGAGTGGAGTCGACGAACACCGCGTCGTCATTGCCGGTCGCAGTGAGCTGGTCGCCCTCGAACAGGGCATCGATGTCGATCGTGCCCTCCACGCTCGAGCTCACCGTCGCCGTGTACGTGCCGTTGCCATGATCGGTCACGCTGCTGATCGTCACCCCGGTCGACGGGGTGGCGACGAGAGCGAGGTCGGCGGCGTGCCCCGGACACGGGGTGTCGGCGGCGTCGAGCAGGGTCACCGTCACGGTGTGTGCCACATCAACCGATCTCCTCGTCACCAGTGGTGACGACGAACGAGGACTCTCCGACGTCGACCAGAAGGGCCTCGCCCACCAGCCGGCGGTAGATGTGGACCTGGTAGTTGTCGAAGGTGTCGGTGATCAGCCCGTCGATCGACACCGTCTCGGTGCGCGACTCGCCGAGCACGTCGACCACCTCGGACGTCCACGTTGGGATGGTGATCGTCGCCGTGGTCGCGCCGGGGCGGATCGACTGGACGAAGACGTACTCGTAGGTGTCGTCAGCTCGCGACGTGTAGTGCAACGGCACTCCGTAGGTACCACCGATCGGACCCTCGGTGGTGTTGGTCGAGGTGTAGGTCGACACCAGGCCGAGGTCCTCCGACAGCAGCGCCGGGCCGAGGGTCTGCAACTGTGCGGCGAGGGCGGTGATCGCTGCCTTCATCGGAGCGTTGGCGTGGATGGCGTTGAGGTCCTGGGTGACGAAGTCAGAGGCGAACCTCTTGTCGAACAGCACGATGCCGCGGGCCCCGGCGATCAGCGCTGCCCAGATCGCCTTCACCGTGTCGTCCGGTAGCGGCGCACCAACGATCTGTGACGTGGTCTCGACGACGAGCCACACCGGCTTGGCATCGTCGCAGATCTCCCTCATCCGCCCGACCTGCTGCGCGTAGGCCCACACCCCGAAGTTCCCCGACGCATTGTTGTCGTAGTACCAGGAGTAGTCGTCGCAGGCGATGATGTCGCAGCAGTCGGCCCACTCCCGCCAGTACTCGTTGAGTGTGAGCATCGCCCCCCCGGCAGGCGCCCCGAAGAACCCCTGGTTGCGTGTCGCCATCAGACCGAAGCCGAGGTAGATCGGTCGGGTGGAGTCGCGCACCCGCATGCCGTTGGTCCAGGCGCGCAGTGTTGCCGGGGGCTGGAAGGTGCCGGTGAGATCGGGTTCGTCCCACAACTGATAGCCGACGACCGACTCCGCGATGTCCGGTTCTTCCGCGTACAGCGACACCATCTCGGCAGGTGAGAGGGTGCCGATGACCGGCCACCAATCCATCGTGTTGCCCATCGCGTTCATCGCCTCGCGGTAGTCATCGCGCTGCAGGCTCCCGGCGATCAGGGTGTTGACCCCCATGTCGTAGTAGTCCGACAGATAGGGCGGGTCGGCGAAGTACACGGCGACCGGGAAGGCGTGGCGGGTGTGGGGAACGACCCACTGAGAGTGGTACTCGGTGCCCCCGCTGTAACCGGGCAGCGGATCGTCCCACTCCACCTGAGGATCGATGTAGTAGTTGGCCGCGTAGTGGGTGGTCGGAAAGGTGATGGCTGGTGAGCCCGTGTGAACTCCAACCGCCGAGCCATCGGAGCGGATGCCCGACGCGTCCTTCAGGTAGCGGTTGTGGAGCGGCCAGACCACGGTGTCCTGGACGTGCCACACCCACTGGGAGAAGGAGTACACCCCATCGGCAGCGAAGAATCCGATCACGTACGTCACGCCGGGGACGAGGTCGACGGTCGGAGAGAAGTCGACCTGATACCACCCGCCACCATCGGACACCCACGAGGCGATGGTCTCGGAAGCGAGCACGGTCCCGGTCGTGGTGCCCGACCACAGGGTGACGGGGATCGACGTGCCCGCCGCCGTCGGTGCCTTGTAGATGCGGCAGCCGGCGAACCGGCACGGTTGGTGGACCTCGAAGATCGTCGACAGGGTGATCGGATCGGGCGGGCAGACGCGCGAGACGATGCCCTGAGCGATGTCGTTGAGGGGACCCCCGACCGTGTCGGCGGTGAAGAACGGGCCGCGGATCGTGGAGTCGATGGCGCTGCCCCACATGATCCGGTTCTCGAAGAAGCTTCGACGCACCACCCGCTGCGGTGCTGACGCCGTCGAGTTGATGGTGCCGGTATCGGTGTCGGCCGCGCCCATCGTGTCGGTGGCCGTGCCGGTCAGAGTGTGGGTGGTCATGAAGGCTCCAGGTACCAGACGGACGGGTCAGAGGTGGCGATCAGGCTGCCGACGTCGGTGCCCAACATGAAGGCGAGAACCTGGGCATCGAGATCGAAGGCGTTGACCCTGACGATGACCCGGTTGCCGACCGCGACCGAAGTGGTGGGCCAGGTGCGGACCTCGACGACCGGGGCGTTGTTGAGGGCCGGGTCGATGTACGCGGTGGCCTCGTCGGAGTAGTCCGAGAACAGGCCGTAGAAGTTCGACGCTCGCACGGTGTAGGTGTACGTCTCGCCGACGACCACGACGCCGTCGCGGTAGGTGGCCGTCGCCGTCGTGGCGTACACCACGCCGTCGCGGTAGATCGTGTAGCTCGTCGCCCCGACCACATCGTCCCACGTCAGCTTCACCGAGGAGATCCGCGGCACGGCAACAAGGTCGATCGGGGCGGTCGGTGTCACTGCATCGATCGGGATGGCCCGCACCGTGCCGTCGGAGAACATGATGATGCGGTAGGGCTCTCCGGTATCCACCGTCGAGCCGGTCATCCCGGTCTCGGAGATGGCGTCGGTGTCGTACCACAGCTCGATCGTCGGATCGGACGGGGCGTCGGGCCCGACCCACACCACGTCGGTCACCGATCCGGCACCGACTGCGGTGACCGTGGCCTTCTTGGTCACCCCCGACTGCTGGACGATGACCAGGTCGGTCGGGGCCAACGGTTCGGTGGCGATGGGCAGGGCGTCGATCGTCGTGGTTGGTGTGGCCATCACATCCTCGCTATCTCGGCAGCGTCGCGCGCGTCGTTCCGTCGATCGCTGACGTTTCGACGAGCCGTACTGTTGCGGAGCTGCGGGGTCAGGTTGTAGGCCGGGATGCCGAGGAACCGGGCCATCGTCTCGAGCTCTCGACCCGAGGTCAGGGACTCGGGGTCGCCCCACCCGGGGATCAGGCGCTCGAGCATGTCGATCGGGGGGATCGTCGAGCGGGCGATGTGAGCGGCGCGCTCATCGACCAGAGTATTGCCGGTCCTCCCACCGGTAGCGGTCTGCCCGAGCATGGCGAAGATCGGATAGAGCATGGCCATCGGCATCGACAGCTTCTCGTAGCCCTCGATCGGCGCGCCCGTGTACGCCTTCTTGCCCATCGCCATCGCCTCGAACGGGGCGAGGAGCAGCGGGTTGATGTCGGAGATGCCGACCTTGGACCACTCCCCCTGCGACGCCGCGACCAGTGGCTCGGCGATGCGCAGGTGCGGTAGGTCGGGGGCCAGGTACCACGGAGCGTCGTCGCCCGATGCCCTCTGCGCGGTGGGGTCCATCGTGAACGCACCCTGGGCCAGCCAGTAGCCAGGCGTCAGCGGGCTGGGGTCCTCGCTGAAGTTGCGGACCAGCGACTGATACCACAGGTATGTCTTGGGCCGTGCCCACATCTGCTCGATCTGCAGGGGGAAGTTGCGCGACATGAACGTCCAGAACGGGATCAGACGCTTGGCCGTCTTGTCGAGTCGGGAGATCTCGCGGTAGTCGAAGTGGTACTTGGCGATGCGGTTCATCGCGTCGGAGATGGTGTGGCCCCGGTCGATGGAATCGAGCGCCATGCCCAGGCGCATCACGCCCTCGACCTTCTCGCCCACCCTGCGGTTCCACTGCATCAACCGGTTGTTCATCAGGAAGTTGTAGACCCGAGTGCCCTTGGCCATCGACCGGTTGGTGAGGTCGAAGCCCTCGGAGAACTGTCCGCCGCCACCCGTCGACATCATCGCCGCCAGGGCCGCGCGCACCCGGTCGGTGGTGCCTTCCCAGAACTCACGGGGGTTGGCCCGGAACTCGCGCCAGATCGGCATGGCCTCGAGTTGGTGGGCGATGGGGACTCCGGCCACGGTGTTCATGAACACGCCCGACATCGCGTTGCGGACGTGGAACCCGGGCCGGCTGGTGGCGTACGCCTTGAAGAAGGCGGTGTACTTGTCGACCAAGTTCCAGGTGTTGCCGTTGCCGATCTCGCGGTGCAGGTTGGTCGCCCCGTCGGCCAGGGCCTGGGCGATCACTCGTTCGGACTGGTCCTTCTCCAGGATCAGCTCGGCCAGTGGCGTCCACCCGTCGACCCAGACCCTCTCGGTCACCGGGTTGACGAGCGAGGCCGAGCCCACCTTGTCAGCGGCCGACGCGTTCTTGAACTGCTTGAGGCGGGCCTCGATGTTGTCGGCGTACTGCTGGGTCATCTCCATCTTGGAGGCGTCGGCGTAGTAGCTGACGAGCAGGCTCTCGATGGCGTTGTACTCGGCCTCGCTCGTGGCATCCCCCGGCTTCAATGCCTTACGGGCCAGGGACAGTTGCCTCATGTCCCGGACGAACTCCCGCGCCGTCACGTTGTCGCGGTTCTTGGCCGCCCGCTCGGCCTTGCGCATCAAGATGTTGAGGTAGTTCTCCCGGGACGTGATCCCGGCCATCCCACCCTGCGCCTTGGCCAGCTCGGCGCGCACCCGACCGAGGTGCATGTTGTGCTGGTTGAGCGCGGTGTTGTACTGGGTCGTGGCCCGGGCCCTGGCCTCGTTGTAGTGCTTGGCGATGCGGGCCTGGCCGCGCATCAGCTCGGGGTCGCGGGCGGTGTAGGCGGTCAGCTCTGCTTCGCGGGCCGCGGCCGGCTCCATCGCCGCACGGTGGACCTCGGCCTGCGCTTCGAGTGCGGCCGCCTTGGCCCGGTGTCCGGCCGCGGCCTCCCTGGCCTTGGTCCCCAGCTCGGTGGCCCGCTGCTCCAGCGCCGCTCCGCCCTCCTCGACGACGCCGAGCTGGCGGGCCAGCACCGCCTCCTCGCGGGCGAGGCGCGCCCCGGGAGGCCGACGCCGGGGTAGCACCGAGCCGTCGGAGAACAGCGACTCGAGCGTGTCGATCAGGGTGCGCTGACCGGTGCGGGCCGTGCGTCCCTGGCCGTAGGCGATGGTCTTGAGCTCCTTGCCCATCGTCAGCCCGACGCCGAAGTTGGTCGGCATCTGATGGCCCTCGGACAGCAGCTGACGGATCGGCATGGTCACCGCCATGCCCTCACGCAGTGACGACTCCCAGTCGATGTCGATCTGACCGGGGATGGCCGGGGTCACCCGCGAGCTGGCGCGACCGCCGGCACTGAGGTTGCCCTGCTCGGCATTGTGGACGTTCCACCAGTCGCGGAACATCTTCGACTGCTTCTTCAGCTGGTTGACACGACCAGCCGCGTTGATCCTCTCGTTGAAGCGCTGCCCCCGCATCGCCAGCTCGGACATCGCCTGCTGGATCTCGGGCGGAGCGGTCTCGAACGATCCGTGGATGGCGATCAGGTCATTGAGCTGCTCAGTGATGTGAGTCAGCTGCTTGTTCATCTCCGAGAGGTTGAGGTTCTCGTCATCGAGCGGACCCTCGGGGGCTGGGGTCATCCGCTCGGGGGGCGGAGCGTCGGCCAGGGGGTCGGCGAACACGTTGGGCTCGGGCTCGGGGCCGAGCTTGGCGACGGCGTCGGCGTTGGCCTTCTCGGCGTTGGTCAGGTTGGCCAGGTCGTTGTCGAGCGACTGCAGCCGGGGCCGCAGCGACAGGTCCTCGGTCGGCATCGCCTTGGTGATCAGGTCTTCGTTAGCGATGAGCGGGCCGGTCGGGTTCTTCTCAGCCGCGCCGGCCGCCTCGTTGGCCCGCTGCATCACGGTGAGCAGTTCCTCGGGATCGCTCTGGGCCTCGACCATGTCGTTCATCCGCGCCCGCCAGAAGATGGCCTCCTCGCTGACGTTGGTCGGGCGTTGCGGTCCGCCCTTGGCCAGCTCGGCGGCCAGCTCGTCACGCTGGGCGGTGATCTCCTGGCGAGACTGAGCAAGGGCAGAGGCCTCGGTCTCCAGCCCTTGATGGCGCTGCGCCCACTGCTCGGGGGTGACGTCAGGCGGTGGCGGCACCACCGACACGGGCGGAGGCACGCCAGCCTCGGCCCGAGCGATCTGCTGCTGCAGCTCGGCGACCGCCTCGATGTCACCGACCGCCTCGGCGGCGGCCAGCTTCTGGCGCAGCTCGGTCATGTGGGCAGTGGCGATGGCCTGCACGTTCTGGGGTAGCGGCCGGTCCTTGAACTTGATCAACCTGGAGACGAGGTCGTCGGCGTCTCGACCGGCGGCCACCGTGCGCAGTCGGTTCTCCAGCTGGGTGAAGTAGGCGACGGGGTCGGTGATCGCCGACACCTCGTCAGGCAGGACCGCGCCGAGGCTGGAGGCCCAGGCCTGCAGCCGAGCGTGACGGGCCATCATCTCGCGCACGACGGCGTCGCCAGCGCGCGTCGGGTCGTAGCCCAGCTCGATCATCCGCTCGGTGATGACCTGCTTGATCTTGGTGAGGTCGGGCTCCTTGCCCTCCTGGAAGCTGAGCAGCTTGCGCAGCTGGTCGAACGCCTTGGTCTGGTCGCGCTCGCCGGGCATCAGGTTGATGCCGAGCAGCTCCAGCATCCCTCTGACCTCGCGCTCGTTGGCGATCTTGGAGCTCTCGCGCGACTTGATGAAGTCGACGAGCATCGTCTGACGGGCCCGGGCGGTGGCGTCGCCACCCCCGCGTACCGGTGATGCCGTCCCCTCGACGCTCGGGTCGGCCAGCTCGTAGCCGCTGACCGCTTCGATCGGGCCGACGTCCTCGGCATCGGTAACGTAGCGGGTGCCGTAGAGGCTGCCCAGCACCTGGCGCAGCTCGTCCTCGGACCAGCCCTCACTCTCGGCCTGGTCGAGCACGTTCCTCATCTGGATCTGCAGCTCACCCATCTCCGGGCCGACCATCTCCTTGAGCCGCTCGCGTGTCGCTGCGTTGAGTTCGATGCGTCCCGCGAAGACGTCGCGCATGAACCGGTCGGGCGCGGTGAGGGCATCGATGGCGTCGCGGTAGCTCAGTTCGTCGAGGTCCTCCTTCTTCATGATCCGATCGATGTTGATCATCAGCTGCTCGCGCTCGTCAGTGATGGCCCTCACGTCCTCGGCGCTGAGCTGTCCCGACGAGAGGCGCTTGGCCTGCTCGATGCGGGCCAGGTTGTCGGTGAAGCGGGTCTGCTGCTCCTCGGTCAGCACGCCGCCGTTGTGGCGTGCCGCCTTGGTCTCGATATCGGAGTTGTCCTTGATCAGGGTGGCGATGTTGGGCGGCTGCTGCAGGTCCTCGATCAGGGTGTCGAGCTGGTCGACGCGCCGCTGCGCGCTGCCGTCGAACACGGCGAGCTGTGCCTCCTGGCGCTCCAGCCGCCGGACCGGCGTGTTGATGTTGCTCGGGTCGGCGCGCTGGGCGAGCAGCTTCTTCGCCTCCTCGAGCCCCATCTCGGTCTCTTCGGTGTGCAGCACCTGCTGACGGATCGAGATCTTCTTGCGCCCCGCGGCGATGTCGCCAGCGGTCCTGACCTCCAGGTAGCCACGACGGTGCTCGGGGATCTCGAGCAGCGGAGGAGCGCCGGGGGCCCGCCGGTTGACCAGCTCCTGCTGCTGGCGACGCCGAGCCCGCCGGGCCAGGGGCGTGACGTTCTCGGGGTGTTCGCTGCTGATGATGCGCTGGCGACGCAGCGCCGGGTCGCCGACGTCGCGGGGGATCCCGGGAGCACCGGGGACCTCGGTCAGGCCCAGCGCTTCGGCCACGCGCTGGGTGGTCGGGGCCTTGCCGGTCAGCGGGTCGATGAACTCCTGGGAGGTGGCGTCGAGCCAGCGCACCACGTCGGAGCCCGAGGCCTCGGCCTCCTGGATCGCGGTCTGCAGGCGCTCCATCGCCGCGGTATAGGTCTCGGCCTCAGGCCGCAGGTACTCGACGCCCATGCGGGCCCGGTGAGCGACGTCGACGTATCCGCTGCGACCCTCGGCGATGCCGTCACGGGCCCGCTTCCACAGCTTGTCGTCGCGCCACAACGGCTCGAACAGGTCCTTGTAGACCTGGGCCATCTGGTCGACGAGGTCATCGAGCTCGCTGACCTGCTGGAACGACAGCTCGCCCTTGGCCTCCAGCTTCTTGATCAGGCCGTTGTAGTAGGACTTCTTCGACTTGGCCCGGTTGAGTGCCCGCTCGTCGAAGCCGGCCTTGCCCCGCTGCGCGGTCTGCAGGTCGATGTCGAACTGCGCCTGGGCCACCTGGACCTGGTGCCCGGCGATCGCCTGCTTGACGTTCTCCTCCAGCTTGAGCGCCTTGGCCCCCTTAGAGGCGACGCGCACGTCGATCTGCTCGTTGAGCTCAGCCATCTCCTTGAGCAGCCGAGAGCGCAGCACGTAGGCCCCGACCATCGGTGTCGGCTCGATGCCGGCATGGATGACGAGGGCGTAGGCAGCCATCACGTCGACGTCGCGGGCCAGGTCGGCCGACTCCTGGCGGATGCGCTTGCCGGCGTAGGGGCTGGGCTTGCCGCCATAGCTGGTCAACAGCTCCTTCAGCTTGTCGGCCCGGGCCCGGGTGCGATCAACGGTGACCTGATCGACGGCACCGCGCTCGAGTAGGAGGGGAGTGTGGCGGTCGTCCACCTCCTTGTGGATGCGCAGTACCTCACGCGCCTGGGCGTGGGTCGTGGCCTCCTGCGGGGTGTAGAGGTTGAGGTTGACCCCTTCCAGCTGCGCCTCCACGTCGGGCGGCACTCCGCCCCGGATCTGGAAGATGCGGTCCAGCTGGGTGCGCAGGTCCACCGCCTCGGCGCTCATCCCCTCGCGCACGCCGCGGGCTGCCGCCTTGGCCTTGGCCTCGATGCGGGCGACGGTCTGCTTCGCCACCTCGCGCCGAGTCGGACCGGTGACCTTGGTCCCGACCAGAGCGTCGGTCAGCTCCCGGTGCTGACGACGCAGTGCCGTCATCTCCTCGTTGAGCATCTGCAGTTGGGTAACGTCGACACCACCCCCGCCCCTGATCTGGCTGAGCTCGGCCATGCGGGCGTTGATCCGGGTGAGGTTCTCGCGCTGCACACGAACGAGCCCCTCGGGGTCGCCCCCCGGCTCGCGCAGCACCCGGTACGCCTCGGTCAGCAGCGCCCTGTCCTCCACCGAGTACGCCGTCGCCAGGTGCTGGATGACCTGGCGCGGCTCCTCGGCCAGGCCCATCGTCTTCACCGTGCTCAGCTGCCGGGCGTTGATGTCGCGGATGCGGTTGACCGTCTCGGCGGCGGCGGCGTCGAGGGTCTCGGTCTGGGCCTGGCGCAGGATGTTGGCCTGGCGTTGGAGCACGGCGACCCGGTCCGGCGGTGCGCCCCGGGCGATCATGCTCTCGATGTAGTTCAGCCGCTGCTGGCGTAGCCGATGCCCGCGCAGGGCCTCCTCGCGCGAGAGGGCAGCCGGGCCGCGCGCCGTCTGGCGACCGAACTCACGGGGCTCACCCTCGCGTCCGGGCAGGCGCGACCGTCTCAGCTCGGTGGCCTGGGCCCGTGCCGCCTCGGCCTGCTCGCGCAGCATCTCGCCGCGGGGTCCGGCCCGGTCGAGGTTGTGGGAGAGCCGCCCCTCCTCCACGGCGTACTCGTAACGCTGGCGCATCAGCTTGCGCCAGCGTTGGCGCAGCGCCGGGTTGGCCTCGAAGCCGACCAGCTCCTGCTCGATCTCGTGAACCTGCTTGAGCAGCCGGGCGTGGGACTTCTCGGCATCGGTCAGGCTGGAGCGTGCCGCGTTGAGCTCGGCCCGGCGCTCGGCCGAAGGGCCGTTGTCGATGATGTCGCGGTGGGCGTTGTGCAGGCGCTGGCGGGCCGAGTGCAGGTTGGCGCTGGTGTTCTCGAGCTCGGTGCGCAGCAGGTCGCGGCGGGCCTCGACGGCCGACGCCTCGGGGTGGCCCGACTTGAGCCGGACGGGGCCACCGGGATCGGCGGTGAACGTCTTGGACCGACCGCCAGTCTCGACCATCACCTGCTCGGCCGCTGAGTCGCGCTGGCGGACGGCGTCGCGGGCGGCGATCTGGTCGACGTCGTGGTGCTCGGAGCGGAAGAAGGCAGCCTCCTGGCGCTTGGCGCTGGCCTCCTGGTCGAGCGTCCGCAGCTGATCCTCGACCGAGACAGCCTCAACGGGAGACGGCTCGTAGGGATCGGGGTGCGCGATGGGCTGCTCCCGCGGAGCGGTCTCGGTGGCCGGGGTCAGTGACTCCCAGAGGTCGGGGTACTCCGGGCTCGCCGCCCCACCGGCACCAGCGTTGACGCGGGCGGTGTCGTTGAGGACGCCGGGGTCCAGCCCGACCTGGGCCTGAGCGATGCCGTCCTCGAGGATCGAGATCTGCTTGGTCTGCAGGTTCTCCAGCTCGTTGACCATCGAGTCGCGGTGCTGGAGAGCCATGACGATGGGGGCATTGGCCCGGTCCAGCTCGCGCTGGGTGTTGCGCTGCACCATCTGGGCCGCGTTGAGACGGTCGAGGGCCTGGGCATTGGCGTCGCCGATGGCGACCCGCCCCTCCAGGGAGAGGACGTGGTCCTGGGCCATCGTCACCGCGGCCGAGGAGCGGGCGTGCTCGAGAATGGCCTCGGCGACCCGAGACCCGTGCTGGGCCTGGGTGACAGCAAGGTGGCGCTCGGCCTGGGCGGCGGTCACCGCGGCGGTGTGGATCGCCCCGTTCATGGCCATCGCCTCGTGGGTGATCCTCGACACCACGTCACGCGGCAGCCCGGCCATCACCTGGTCGAGGTCGGTGATCGTGGCCACGCGCGAGACGTCCTGGTGGATCAGCGTCGTGATCGTCGAGGGGTTAGAGATCGTCGCCTCGACGTCGTGGGTCACCGGCCCGGTGCGCTCACGCCCCAGCCCGTCAACCCAACGCCTCCCCTGCGGAGCCCGTGCCGCGGCGTCGGGCTGGCCGCTGAACACGGTGGCCAGACGGTCGAGGAGGAGAGGGTCGTCGACCCAGTGGTCGAAGCGATCGGCCAGCTGGTGGTGGACCAGCGCCTGATCGAGCATCGCCTCCATCAACCTGCGTTCGCTCGCTGCTGTCGCCGCGGCCTGGCGCAGCTCGCCGACCTTGCCCATCAGGGGCGGGATCGGGCCCACGCCCCCGCCGTCGCGCCAGCGCTTGAGGTCGTTGGCGGCACGCTTGGAGATCTGGGTGAGCTGGTCGACGATCCCGTCGAAGTGGGTGTCGATGCGGGCCAGCTCGGCGTGGAAGGCATCGACCAGCTGCTGGGGTGCGTTGCCCAGGGTGTTGAGGTTGTCGAGCAGGGAGTTGATGTGATTGAGGCGATCCTTCTTCATCGCCGTGATCTCGATCAGCGAGGCCCGGATCTGGTCCTTGACCGCTCCCGAGATCCCCTTGCGCTCCTGACGGAGCTGCGCCTTGATGGTCCTGGCCGAGCCGGCCGCCACCGACATCAGCGCTTCCATCTTCTTCTTGGCCTCTTTGTTGAGGTCCATCGTCGCCTCGACGTTGGTGACGATGTTGTGGACGTCGGGATCGTCGGCGGCGCGCAGCAGGTTGGCCTTCGAGTTCATCAGCCGCTGCCGGGCCCTGATCGACCCGGCCGACTTGGCGATCGACTTGGTGTAGCTGGTGGCGATCTTGGAGAAGTCCTCCTCGAAGAACTTCCCGGGCAGGTCGGGGAAGGCGGTGGCGATCTTGCGGTTGATCTCCTCGATCCCGTCGGTGGCGGTGATCACGATCTTCTGGCCGTGGATCTCGTGGGTGCCGGGGAGGAACCACACCCGGTGGTGCAGCGGCGGGGCATCCTGGGCCAGCTCGTCGACGTTGTAGCCGAAGAACTTGGCGAACGACTTGGCCCGGGCGTCACCGGTCGCCATGAACTCGCGGGCCCAGTCGGCCAGCACGCGGTGGACGTACTTGTCCGACCACTCCGACGTGTTGAAGCCGACGTCGTCGAGGTGCTGCTTCATCACGTGGAAGAACTCCTCGGCCACCGGCCCGGTGCCGAGCAGCTGGGCATCGCGCATCCACTGGCGCAGCTGCTCGGGGTTCTTGGCCGCACTGAGGACGTGGGCCAGCCCGGCGGCACCACGACCGAGGGTCTCACCAATGCCCTGCTTGGCTGCGTTGTAGGCGACGAGGCGCTCGGCCGCCTCGGAGTAGGTGTAGCGCCCGGTCCCGCGGACCAGCTTCTGGTACACCTCCTCCATCCCCATCGGAGAACGGATGTCGGCGAAGATCCGACCCATCCAGGTGTTGGCCGTGTTGCGCAGGCGGGCCCGGCCCATCGCCAGGCCCCGCTCGACCCGACCCAGGAAGGGGGGGGACTCGACATCGCTGAAAGGGACGACCCAGCGGAAGCCGGCCTGGCGCAGCTCCCCGCCCAGCAGGTTGCCGGCCTTGTCGGTCAGCCCGGCGACGCGGGTGCGCTCGGCGTCGGTGAGGGCAGCGAGACCGAACTTGGACACCTTGGGGATCAGGTCCTCGGCCCCGCCCTGAGACAGGCGGGCGACGAGGGCCAGGCGTTCGGCCCGTCCCGCCCCATTCAGTGCCGATGACCCGGCCAGGTAGTTGAGTGGATCGGTGGCCATGTCGAAGCCGAAGCCGGTGAAGCGGTTGGCCCAGGTGTCGGAACCAGCAAGGTTGGCGACCCCGGCTGCACTACCGCCGAACGCTCCCTGCAGGAGCGGGTTGGGATGGTCGCCGAACATCTGACCGCCCCCGAACGAGGGGTCCTTGACCTGATCGATCCAGTCCGACCAGCTGGCATCGCCCCCGTTGAAGGCGTCGGCCAGCTCCTGGAGCGTCGAGGCGACAGCGCGCCTCGGGTAGTCCAGCAGGTTGAGCGGAGCCATCACCGCCCGGAACACCGGGCTGCTGACGACGTTGGCGACGGGGCGGCGAGCGATCTCGAGCGGGCCCGGCCAGCGCCCGGCCTTCCACGCCTCGTCCTCGGCCTGCTGGCGCTGCCTGTCCACCTGCGGCTTGATCGTCAGCAGGTCGGCGATGCTCGGCCCCCTCGCCCCGGTCTCGTTGACCCGGGCGTTCACCTCGATCGGACGGTTGAGGATGCGGTTGGCCGTGCCGGCGTCGGCGGTGGTACCAGGACGACGGACCGGGCGCGTCGGCGAGTAGACCGTGACGCCCCGGTTCGACCCGCGTTGAGCAAGCTGCTCGGAGATTCCCGGCATCAGGCCGGCCTGATCCCAGCCTGGGCGAGAACCTGGTTGCGCTGAGCGAGCTCGAGGTCGATCGGTCGGATCCCGGCCGCGCGCAGGGCGTTGGAGATGGCGAGGTTGCGCCCGTACTCAGCGCCCCAGATCTGCTCGCGCTGTGCGCTACGCCGCTGGGCCAACCTGTTCTCGGCGTCGTAGCGAGCCGACTCCTGCTCAGTCTCGATGCGCCGACGAGTCCCTGATGCCCGGTCCTCCTGGACCGCCCCGGGAGCGCGGTCCATGATGAAGCGCAGGATCGCCTCGCGGGGAAAGCGGAAGCCTCCGCCTTGTCCGGGCGGCGGGGCACCGAGCCTGTTGCTGCCGGGGGTTGCTGGAGCGGATCCCTGTGAGGGTTGGACGTGGCCACCAGCCTGGGCCTGGGCCAGGACCGCTGGCACCACTGGCGACAGATCGCCGATGAATCCGGGCATGATCCGCTGCAGCATCGCCGTCACTGCCGCCGCACTACCTGCCTGGGGGCTGGCGGCTTGGGCGGTCGGGCTGCTCGTCTGGGGACTGGCAGCAGTCGGGCTGCTCGCCGGGGGCTGCGACTGCAGGTAGCTGTTCCATGTCGGCAGGTTCGTCGTCGACAGCTGACTGAGAAGCGACGCCAGCTGGGGATCGTTGACGCCGGGGATGTTGAAGGCCGAAGCCCCCGCCCCCTGGCCCATCGCCTGCTGCCGCGACGGCGGTCCACTCGGTCCAGCTGGCGACGGCGCGGCAGCAGCTCCCTGGTTGAGGGTGGGCGAGACCCCGCCAGTGACGCCGCCACCAAGCAGGTCAGGAATGCCCTGGATCCCCTGGGTCAGGGGAGTGGCCCCGAGCATCTGCTGGATGATCGACGAGTTGTCGGGAGTAGCTCCCGGCGCTCCGGTCTGACCGGGCCCGGCGGCCTGAGCGCTGCCGCCACCGAGCAGGCTGCGCAGCAGAGGAGTGGAGGTGAGGTACGGCTCGAGCGGTCCCGCCCACGAGAAGTCGGGAGCGGGGATGTTGCCCGCGGCCCCGCCCACAGCCCCGGCTGCGTCAGCGACCCGTCCGGGGATGCCGGACAATCCTTGGGCCAGCGGGGTGGCGGTGAGGTACTGCTCCAGCGGTCCGGCCCACGAGAAGTCGGGAGCGGGGATGTTGCCCGCCGCCCCGCCAACCGCCCCGGCCGCGCCACCGATCAGGCCGGGGACACCACCCAGACCCTGGGTCAGCGGAGTAGATCCGAGGTAGTCGGCGAACGGTCCGGTCCACCCGAAGTCGGGCCAAGGCATGCCACCGCCACCGCCGCCACCAGAGGGCTGCTGGGCGGGGGCGGAAGGAGCAGGAGCCGGCGCGCCCTGGCCCCCCGTGAACAGGTCCGGGCGCTGCTGACGGGCGTAGTCCTCGGGGCTGGGGTAGGGGCCCTGGTTCTGCTGCTCGTAGGCGGCGATCTCCTGGTTCATGCCGGCGCTCTGCTGATCGATCAGGGCACCGCGCACCTCGGGATCGCCGTAGGTCGCCATGTAGTCGCTGAGCGCCTGCTGCCAGTCCTGGCCCATCATCCGGTTCATGTCGAACTCAGCGGTGGGCAGGTCGAGGCCGAGGCGGGCGAACTGCTCGGCCGGGCCCGAGGGCTCACCAGGCTTGGTGGTCACCTCGGCGAGGATCTGCTCGCCGGTCTGGGGGTCGGTGACGTACTGAAGGTTGCGACCGGGCTGGATGATCTCGCCGTTGGGCCCGATCACCGGCCCATTGGCTCCCGGCTGGGGATCGGTGGACAGCTTGCCGTAGAGGTCGTCGGCCTGGTCGAACACGAAGTCGAGGTCGGGGACCGAGGCGGTCTCCTGGGTCTCCGGATCGATCTCGTTGCGCATCGGAACCTGGGCCATCAGCTGCGAGGGCAGGTCCGGGATCGTCTCGGGGTCGTCATCCGCGTACTGGGTGAACATCTCGCCGACCTGCTGACGGACCTGGTCGGGCGTCGCTCCCTGGAGCAGGCTGTTGGCGATGAACGCTTCGAGCGACGTCGAGCTCGGGTCGGCGGTGAGCTCGAGCAACCGACGACGACCGGGCTGGTCGACGGTGGTGTAGGTAGAGGTATCGGGTCCGGGGTCGAAGGCACCGGGGGCGAAGGCTCCGGGCCCAGCCATCGCCGTAGTCATGAAGTCGGCGAGGATCGACTGCTGGTCCTGAAAGGCGTTGGTGGCGCTGGTGGTGCCGAGGTCCTCGGCCAGGGGAGCCATGCCCTGGGCCAGGCTCGCCTGGATCGGCGTCAGCGACGGCAACAGACCGACCAGCCCACCCATCCCCGAGTTGATCAGGTAGTTGACGATGGCGCTGGTATCGGCCCCCTGAGGCTGGGCGTAGGCGTCGGGCGGGGGAGCGGGGTCGTACTTGGCCATCAGGCGGCAACCCCCAACGCCCGGAACAGCGCACTGAAGTCGAGGTTCTGTCCGCCCGACTGGGAGATCAGGTCGAGGATCGGCTGCAGCTTGGCCTGCCAGCTCTGCGCGTTGGTCTGGTAGTTGGTCAGCGCCGCCTGGTTGGCCCCGGCTGCGTTGTTCGACAACTCCTCACGGTTCCACTGCTGGGACATCAGGCTGTTCTGGTAGCGGCGCTCGGCATCCTGCTGGGCCCACTGCTGCTGGGCCTGGGTCTGGGCCATGCCAACCTGGCCGCGCAGCCCGAGGGCCTGGGCGTTGAGCCCTTGGCTGGCGTAGTTGGCGTCCATCGGGACCTGGGCCAGGCGCGAGTTCTGGGCCGACTGGTCCGCCGCCGACAGCAGTTGCAGCACGTTCTGGAACGCCGCCTGGCTGTCGGCGTTGCCAGCGTTGACCTGGTTGGCCGCCTGCGGGTTGGTCGCCCCACCGGTCAGGCCGGCCCCGACCTGGGGGGCCTGGACCCCGGGGTTGACGGTGGCCGTGGCGTAGGGGTTGGAGTAGTTGTTCTGCAGCTGCTGGGTGACCTGGGTCTGCCCGCGGTTGATGTTGGCCTGATCGGCCGTGACCGCGGTGTTGATCTGACCGAGGGCCTGCTGCCAGATGGACGGGTCGAAGGCCGGCATGTTGGTGCCCTGGAAGTCGGGCAGGTCGACCGGGGTGTAGCTGTACTGGGGGCCCTGGGCCCCGAGCGCCTGGGCCATCGCGTTGATCATCGCCTGGGTGATCGCGCTGCCACCACCACCACCGCCGCCGCCGCCGTAGCCGCCGCCGCCCCCACTGCTCCCCCCGGTGTTGGCCGGGGCGTAGCTCGGGGCGTAGTAGTTGCCGAGAGCGATGTCGCCCTGCGCTCCGAGCCAGGCCTGCTCTCCAGCATGGGTGTACTCGAAGCCGGGGACCCCGGTGTTGGCCCGGCGGTAGGCACTGGTGACAGGGGTGTCGAACATCCCGGCGTTGCCGTAGTTCGTCGTCGGTCGCGACGCCCCGGTCGTCGACGTCGACGTCTGGTAGTTCCTCCCGTACCGGTCGTAGTAGTCGTCGTCCTGTCTGGGCATCACAAGCCTCCAAGTGAGGCGCGCAGCGCCTCGATGTTCTGCGCCGCGAAGGCGACGTCGCGGGCCTTGGCCAGCTCGAGGTCAGCGATCGAGTTGGTGCGGTTCGCCCCGTACTGGGCCGACTGCAGGTCGAACTGGCGCAGCTGATCGGTGAGGTCGTTCTGGGCGAACCCGTACTGCTGGGTGTAGTCGCCGAGGTAGTTCTGCATCGACTGCTGCATCGTGCCCGACTGGATCCCCGACCCGAAGCCGCGCTGAGCGAACCCCGAGGTGAAGGTAGGAACAGAGCGTCGGAAGCTCTGGTTCATCATCGACAGGTCGCGGTTGCCCCGGGTCTGGGCCAGCGTCTTGGCGAAGGCGTTCGACGCCATGTTGGCGGCGTATCCGCTCTCGATCCCCCTGCGCTGGGACTCGTAGTAACCGGAGTCGACGGCTGACATCAGAGCACCTTGATGATGAAGTTGACCGTGAGGTAGGGCGGGCGGTACTTGGTGTCGGCGTCCTGCACGGTGTTCCCGGTGTCGCCCGTGTAGTTGGCGATGGTGACGGTGTGGGTGTGCGAGCCGAGGTTGATCCCCGACGCCCCGGTGAAGTTGGGCAGGTCGAGGGTGTGGGTGTGGGCCCCCGCCGCGAGCACGCCTTGCAGCTGGGTAGAGCCGGGGGTGCCGATCGCCCCGTCGAGGAGCACGGACCCGGCGTTGGCGTCGGTGCCGCGGTAGCCGGAGTCGTGGGTGTGGTTGCCGTCCGACGTGGTGGTGGCCGCGGCGTGGTTGTGGTCGATCGAGTGGGTGTGGGTGGCCGACTGCAGGCTGGTCGCCGCGGTGTGACCGTGGGGATCGTCGTGCTGGTGCTGCAGCAGCGGCGGGGTGGTGGTGCCCCCAGCCTGGCCGATGGCATCGGTGCGGGGGTCGGTGGTATCGGTGGGATCGACGCCGATGAGCACCCGCCCGGTCATGTTGGGCAGGCGAAAGTTATCGGCCGTCGTGTTGCCGAAGCGGATGCCGATGGTGGTGAACAGGTCCTCGTAAGTCGTCCGGTTGAGCAGGGCCCCGTTGCAGGCCATCCAGCTCGAGTTGGGCATGTTGGACCCACCGAAGGGCAGGATCACCCCGACCGGCATGATGGCGTCGACGTAGGACTTGGTGGCGGCGTGCAACGGCTGGGTCGGAGTAGCGAACAGCCGCAGCGCGCCGGTCATCCCGATCGCCCCGTCGCGGACGATCACCTCGCTGTTCGTGTAGCCCTCGATGAAGGTGAAGTTCTCTTCCACCGGCACAGCGTCAGCGGTCGTCTCGTTGGCGAAGGTGTTGGGCAGGATGAGGGTGGACATCAGCGGAACCTTCTCATGACGTACTTGGTGATGATGGCGTCGATGCCCCAGCGAGCTCCCGGAGTGAGCGAAGAGATCCGCAGCTGCAGGGCCCGGCACATCCCGAAGCTCGAGCCGCGACGAATCGCCCCGCCCTCGACGGCACCGTCACCCCAGCGCGGCGGAGCATCGGGGTGGGCCGGATCACCCGGCGTCCAGTCGAAGTGGCCCCATACGGTGCCGCCCCCGGTGAACACCTCGACGATCGACTGACGCCGGGCGTTGCGCTCCTCGTAGTCGCGGAAGGACTCGACCCGCAACCGATGGTCGGCCTCGGTACGCCGGCAGACGAAGTCGGGACGCCGCCACGACTTCTTGCGCGTCGGCCACCCGGCCGTCAGCCACGGGGTGCGGTAGTAGGAGTGGAACGGGATAGTGCCGTGGCTGCCCGAGGCCAGGATGGCGTCGCCGGTATCGGTGACGATCATCGGGATGTCCCACGTGTCGCTCCCCGACGTCGCTCCGATCACCGCCTCGGCGGTGAGCAGGTCATCGGCCGCCCCGGGCCGTTCGTCGAGGCGGACGATGGACGGGTAGTCGGTGGCCCGCAGCACGCCGAGGGGACGGGTCTGGCTGTCGATGTTGGACCCGCTGATGAGCGGACCGAGCGATCCCGCCGCTGAGTAGTAGTAGGTCCACGCCCCGTCGCCGACGGTGGTATCGAAGACGAGCACGGCTGAGCACTCATCGGTCGGACCGTCGGCGTAGTTCCACGGCACCGGGACCCACAGCTTGCGACCCAGCCAGCCGACCCAGATCAGCTCCTTGGCGAGGATGTTCTCGAACACCTCGCGGACCTGCACCGAGATCTCGGCCGGCCGCTCGCCGTTGTAGGCGTACACGCCGCCGCGATCTGACGCCGAGTGGAAGAACACCATCGACTCGTTGCGGGTCACCCCCTGGGGCCCGACCGCCCCCACGTTGGACGACTTCTGCACCAGCTGCCACGAGTCCGAGTTGTAGCCGTAGAGCGCCCACACCGAGTCGGCCTTGAAGATCAGCAGGTGGTCCTCGTAGCTCTGCAGGGCCGTGATGCGCGACCCGCCGATGCCGATATCGAGGTAGTCGGCCGTGGCCCAGTCCCCCTGGCTGGTGGGGTGCGACCAGCGGATGCGGTTGGGATAGTCGGTGCCGGCCTCCATCGTGTGGCCGACGAAGGCGTAACCGGCATGGGCCTCGACGAGCTCGCAGCGGGGGAAGACGCCGCCGATGGGTTCGAGGTAGTCGTCGTTGAAGTTGCCAGTAGCCAGGGGAGACAGCGACTCCAGGGGGCTGACGTTGCTCCGGAGCTGAACGTCGTTGAGGATCCCGCAGGCGATGTAGGTGTCGTCACCGAAGCTGGCGAAGTCGGCCATGTGGGTATTGGCCGAGCAGATGATCTCGGCGTCGGTGAACTCGGTGCTGCCATCGGTCATCCACAACGTGGAGTTGGCAGCCACGTAGATCACGTCGGTGCCGTCGGCGAGCTGGATCATGTAGGCCCGGCGCGGGTCCCAGTCGTCGGGGTCGACGGGGAAGTCCATCTCGGTGCTGGTCGTCCAGCGCTCCCAGCCGTGGCGGCTGTAGACCCCGCCGAGGGGGTCGATGGAGACGTTGGCCAGCTCCGGGCTCTCGTTCTCGGCCAGCTGGAACTGGTTGGCTCGAAGGTTGAGGCCGCCCGTGTAGTCGATCAGGTTGAGGGGCTCGAGGCGAGTGGGCATCAGGGTGCCACCGGGGGGCCCCAGGCCATCGAGTTGGTGTTGTACGAGGTCAGCGGCAGACCACCGTTCATCACCAGCGGACGGTGGTGACGCGGGTTGCAGATCGCCGAGTGGGCGGCCTCGAAGCTGGCCTGCCAGCGCTTCATGTAGACGTCCTCGAGGACCTCGTCCTCCTGCTGGGCGTAGGACAGGGCGATGGCGTAGTGAGCGAGGAGGAAGTGCAGCCGCTCGTCGGCATCGGGCTGGCCACCCGCTCCGTCGGCTATCCAGTTCCGGGGGAGTCGGTGTCCCCGTAGGCGTAGAGCGCGATCGCCGGAAGGGTTGGGCCACAGCGCCAGCTCGCTACCCCACACCGTGTAGTAGACGGGGTTGACCGTGTTGTTGAGCTGACCGACGTTGTCCTCGGCCTGCTCGTTGGAGACCTGGATCAGGCGGAGGCCGCTGACCTCGTCGATGACGGAGAACAACCCGGACGGGTTGCAGTTGACGGGCAGGGGCACCGACTCGGCGTCGCTGGCCTTGGTCGCGCTCCAGCGGGTCTCGAAGAAGGGCCAGCGGGTCTCCATCGCGATGGTCCGCATGTAGGCCTCGTCGAGGTACGAGTCGAGCATGCCGTTGGGCAGCTCCTCCTCGTCCATGTCGAGCTGCATCCGGATGTACTCACGCAGCGTCTGTAGGTCCACCCGTCTCCTTCCAGCGTCCACGCCAGCCCGGGGTGTGGAAGATGCACAGGTTGGTGTCACCTACTGGATAGGCGCTGCAGGTGCCGTTCTTGCCCGTGCACCGCCCGGCGCGCGTCAGGGGAGGAAGCGCGCCGGGCGGACGATAAGGGGCAGTGGAGTCGGGAGACAGAGCACCGACAACGGAGTTCTCGGTGGTCTGAGGGATGTGCTCGCCCACCAGGGCGTCCGCCGTCGTCCTCGCGGCGTCGGCGTTCTGGGTCACCCCGTAGGGCGAGACATCGGGCATCAGGCTGCCGCGGCGATGCCGGTCAGCTTGAAGTGCCGGCGGCGCTGACGGGTGGTCAGGTTGCCGTAGGCGGTGATGAACGAGTACCGGGCATCGACGGCCGAGGTCAGACCGCTGGTCGCGTGGGCGCTGGCGATCGACTCGCTGAGCCCCTTCGAGAACGGGGTCTGGGCGAAGAACCGGCTCGAGTGGAAGACGAGTCCGATGTACTTCGAGTTGATCCCGTACATCAGGCCGGCTGGGCAGTCGAAGTCCCAGTACACCGGGGTCTGCTTGAACAACAGGTTCATGAACCCGAGGTTCGCCGACTTGGTGTCGGTGTAGCGGACCTGCGGGGTCAGCGTCGACTCGTAGAACTCGTAGACCGTCTGGCCGGTGAAGATGGCGTCGACCCGGTCACTGCCCGAATCCGAGCTGGAGTGGTAGGCCGCGGCCATCGCCCGCTCCAGGCCGGTCCCGTCGACGGTGCCGACCGCGGTCTCGATCGCCGCCCACCAGCCGTTGCCCGAGTCAGCGGGGTTGATCCCACCGATCGCTCCGGTGGAGTCGATGACCGCAGCCAACGACAGGAAGTCCTTGTTCGCATCGGGGGCCGACTGGGTGCCGTAGAGCTGCTTAGACAGGCGGTTCTTGAGGGTCTCCTCGGCCTGCATGACCTTGGCCTCGAGCAGGGAGAGCACCTGCTCCTTGCCGTTGTTCTGAGCCTCTTCGAGTCCGGAGATGGCGATGGTGGCGTACAGCTGACGCCACGGGTATTGCGCCGCCGAGATCCCCTCCTGGGGGGTGACGGTGAGCTGCTGCCATTCGGAGTAGCTCCCCGCCTCGCCCTCGGCGTAGATCAGGGGCTCGACGATAGACACGCCACCGTTGATCTTGCGAACACGCCCCTTGGACATCATGTAGTTGAGCAGAGGTCGACCCAGGAAAATGTTGTCGGTCAACGTCTTGTGGTAGTTGTGCATCGTGGTCGTGAGCATGGAGTCCCAATCGACCGGGAGGTGGGCTGCGTTACCAGCCATGTGGTGCCGTCCTTAGAGGTTGACGGCCCTAGATGCTCCCCCCGCTTTGGCGCAGAGCAGCTTCGAAGGCCTCGGAGATGGTCATGTGTCCATCAGAGGGAGGCGCGTTCGTCGTCCCGGCCATCGAGGCCGAAGCTCCGTTGCCGATCAGCTGGCTGGCGTTCGCGGCGGCTTGCTGACGGGTAGCGGCAACTTGTTGCTGCTGCGTCAGTGCCTGTTGGCGGGCGGCCATCGCCCGATCGAAGGCGATGTTCTTCCAGATCAGCTCGAAGCCATCGGGGCCCATCCCCCGCTGTAGCGCCGTGCCCACGACCTCTCGAACGTCACCGTCGTTCAGCTGATACCTCTGCTGGAGCCCACTGATCGAGGTCCGTAGCTGCTCGTCCGCCTGACGCTGCTCCCACTGCTGGGTCAGCGCCTGATTCTGCCGCTCGATCTGCGCCAGGCGGCGCTCGACCGGGTCGGCATAGGGATTCTCCTCGTAGCCATCGTCATAGGACGGCGCTGCCTGTGCAGGCTGCGATTGCTCGAAGGAGACCCCGTACTGCCGGGCGAGGATGCGAAGTGCTTCCTCTGGCTGGGCTTGCAGTGCTTGCTGAACAGCAAGGGCGTACTCGGCCTGTTGGCGTTGGGCGGCGAGTTCCTGGGTCTTACGGGTGTAGTCGGCGGTCCGGCTGTACCCACTCAGGGCCTCGTTGAGCGGCACCTCGACGTCCTGGCCATCGACCTTGACGCGGACATAGCGACTCGCTGTGTCCTCATCGAGATCTAGGTAGGTGCGCTCCGGTGCCTCTACGGGTTGATCCGCGGGTTGTCCGTCTCCGGCGGGTGCCCCAACGGGGTCGCCTTCGGGCGGACCTTGATCCCCGAAGGGATTGAAGTCCGACACTCAATGAGTCCTTCCGGTTGCTCGTGTCGATGTCATTGAACCCCCATCTGAGCCAACTGTGCAAGTAGCTCAGGAGGAATCGCCGGCTGGCCGGCAGGCATTTGTTCGATCGGGGGACCTTGTCCGCCCATATCGGCGGGCTGGGGCATGGCCTCACCGCCACCGGGCGGCGGGCCGCCAGGGGGCATCTGGCCCGGGGGCCCCTGCCCCGGCTGGGCGTTCGGGTCCATCTGCTGCTGCTGCATCATCTGCTCCTGGGGCCCGTTGAGCAGGGTGGACACGTCCTTGATGCTGAACCCGTACTGCAGCACGTAGCGAGCCAGGCCGAGCGGGTTGACCACCCCGGCCTGGACGAACGGAGCCATGGCGTCGACCAGCTGCAGGGCCGACTGCCTCCGGAACGCCTCATTGCGGGGTTCGGTGGAGCCCCCCTCGACCTCGAAGTCGTAGCTGCCCTTGAGGTAGTCGACGTCGTAGTTGACCCAGGCCCGCCCGGCGACCGAGGTGATCCGGGCCACGTGCTCGCCGTCGAGGAACTGCTGCATCAGCGAGACGATCATCTCGCCGATGTCGGCGAGGAACGACTCGACCTTGGCCAGCTTGTCGCGGGCCCGGCTGTTGGCCGCGTCCTGGATCATCGCCGCCTCGGTGGCGGTACGGCGGATCGCGCTCTCGGGCTGGCCGCGCATGTAGTCGCTGACCCCGGACACCGTGTTGATGTCCTCCTCGATCAGCTGGCTCTGGTTGTAGAAGTCGGGTGGGGTGCCGATCGAGGGGAGCGGAGCGATGTAGTTGTTCGGGTTGGCGTCACCGAGGATCGGGATCATCGTGTTGTCGACGTCGGACTCGAGGGCCCGCACCCCGTCCTCGTCGAACATCGAGGAGGCGTAGATCCACTTGCGGGCGAAGCGCTTGCGGTGGTTGAGCATCTGGTTGCGGGTCTCGTTGAGCTCCAACTGCAGGCTCTCGATCGACTCGATCTCACCGATCGGGTAGAAGTTGTCGGGCACCTCGTAGTTGCGCAGCATCTTGAACGGCTGCCCGGCTCCGTAGGGGATCGGGGCCGGCTTGATCAGGTAAGCGTCGCGCATGTTCTGGTTCTCGGCTGAGCTGTCACCATCGAGGGCGAAGGTCGATACCTCTCCCCGCTTGATGTCGTAGAACTCGATGATCTCGGCGTAGCTCAGCGCCCCCATGTCGGGGGTATCGATGTCCGAGCGCCCGTCCTCATCACCGCGGGCGGTGTTGACGAAGCGCTGCGTCGAGGAGACCTGCTTGCGGGCCTTGGGGTCGTACCTACTATCTACGCGCACGTCCTGGACCGGACGCCAGGTGCGCTGGGCGATCCAGCGCATCTCCTTGGGGTGGCGGGCATCGGGGTCGACGAACATGTCGAACACCGAGATCCGCTCGACGTAGGGGCGGTCGTCCTGAGTGTTGGTCATCTCGGTCTCGGCGTTGCCGGGCACCGGCAGGCGATCGTCGATGCCCTCGTTGTCGCCGGAGTCCAAGATGTTCTCGCCGTTCATCCCGCCACCGAGCTCGTCGGAGGGCTTGGCCTCGGGTGGCTTGTTGAAGATGTACCCGCACTTGACCCACCCGTGCCCGCAGACGATCCAGTCGTCGACGGCCAGGCGCACCTCGTCCTGGTAGTGGTGGCAGCGCCAGAGGTAATTGAGCACCTCCTCGACGATCACCGCGGCCGGGGCGTTCTCGGGCTTGCGGGCATTGACGACGAAGCGGGGGTTGTTGATCGCCACGCTGGGGGCGATCACGTTCTTGGTGGCGAACACCAGGTTGATGACGAGGCGGTCCTGCTTGGAGGCGTTGGCGTACTGCTTGCCCCGGTACAGCTCGATCATCCGGTGCCACACGTCGTCGAAGTTGTCGGAGCGCCACCGCTTCGAGCGTTCGATCTCGTCGCGGCAGAACTGCAGCTTCTCAGACTGTTTCACTGGTCACCATCCGTAGGTGCTGGAGGGTTCGCAATCAACGCCGAGGACGCGGTCCCCAAGGATCTCGTTGCGGCGCTCGGAGATCGTCCGGTCGTGGAACTCCGTACGGGTGTAGCCACCACCGCCAACAAAGGCGAAGCCCACCGAGCGCACGCGGCAGTTGAAGCACTCGGTCCGCCCATCCTCGGCATCCTTCCCGCAGCGGCATCGCAGGTTCATGTCCAGGTGAAGGTCTTGGCGGTGGTCGAGAACAGGGTGCCGGTACGCACGTTGACCGACATCGTGCCGATCGGCGCGGTGAGGTTGGGCAGCACGGCGGTGGCCGAGGTACCCGAAGCGACGGTGGTGGCCTGGTCGATGCCGTTGTAGGTGATCTTGGTGATCCCCGCCACGAACCCGGTGCCCGTCGCCGTGAGGGTGGCGTTAGCCGCCCCGTGGACAGCGGTGGTCGGGCTGATCGAGGTGAGGGTTGGGGTGGTGAAGGTAGACGACCCCCGGCTGTTCAGCTTCTGGTGGGTGAACCGCGCCCTCCACGCCCCGCGGGTGACGCGGCGCTGGGTGCGGAAACGGGCGATCGTGGTCATCTGTCGCTCCTGACGTAGTGGATCCCGATCGGATCTCGGTCCTTTTCCTTGTCCTGGTCCGCTTGGCGACCGAAGAGCAGCTTCTCCATGTAGCCGAACGTGCCCGGCGGCGGCTCGCGTACCGGCTGGTACTCCCGCAACCATACGTACTTCAGCATCTGAACGGCGATAGCGAGGCTCATCACCCGGTCATCGTGAGGAGAACCGTGCATCTTGCCATCGCCCTCGCGGATGAAGGTGCGCAGCTCGACGTGGGTCTCGCCGTCGAAGACGTGGAGCTCGCCGTCGCGCATGGCCTTGTTGAGCTCGTCGACGGCCAAGGGCTTGGTGATCGCCGTGGTCCGCCAGCCGAGGATCTCGCTCGGCTGGGGGCTGCCGATCCGGTTCTGCGAACGCTGCCTATAGAGAGGTGTGTATCCGAGGCGGTGCAGGGCCTTGTTGGTGGACAGGCCGTGGTTGTTCGACTCGACCCCGATCAGCGCTTGGTTGTAGTAGCGACCGAGGTTGTAGAGGGTGTCGGATCCGAACAGATCGGCGTCGACGCGGGCGTGGAAGCAGGCCACGACGCGGCGGCTCTTGGCCTCGATGACCTGAGCCACCGAGTAGTCGCCGTAGTCGAGCCCCTCGGCCACGTCGGCCCCGATGACGTAGCGGCCCTCGGAGGTGGGGTGTTCCCACACCCGCAGGGGCCCGCCCTCGGCCGGCTCCCAGACGACATCACCCTTCCAGGCCAGCCGTCCCCGCTCGGGGTCGGCTGGCACCATCGCCCGCAGGGTGGCGACGTCGAACACCGGGTGGCCGCTGCGCAGGAACGCCTCGTCGGGGTCGGACGGGTACTCCTGGGCCAACTGCCAGTCGGGCAGGTCACGGCGCTTGGACTCGTACCAGTCCTCGTCGCGGTCCCCCGACCACCAGGGGAAGAAGATGCCGGTGAAGCGGTTGGTACCGTTCTGGCTGCCCACCCACAGCTTGTGAAAGAGGTTGCCCTCGCCGTGAGCAGTCCCGAGCATGATGACCCGACCGCCGACATCGGCAATGGGCTCGATGGCGGCCCAAGCCTCCTCGCTGTTTGGGAGCAGCCCCAGTTCGTCCACGACGACGGTGTATACGGTCTCACCGCGTGCGGGATCGGAAGCACTGGGGAGCGACTCGAGGTAGCTCTCGTTGCTCATCGCCATCCGGGTCTGGTTGACCTGGACGACGGGTCCCCGAAACTTCATCCAGTCTGGAAGGAAGCGGCTGCCGTACTTCGCCTTGTCAAGGAGCTTCACCGCATCGCGCTCGGTCTTGCTGAGCATCACGATGGCGCGGTCGGGATAGAAGTAGGTGAGCCAGAAGGTGAAGGTGGAGATCAGGGTTGAGAACCCGATCTGGCGGGCCTTCAGCGCCACCGTGTAGCGGTTCATGATCCACATCGCCACCGCTTCGATCTGGCTGTCGAACAGCTCGAAGTGGATGCGGCCCCGCTCGGGGTGGCGGATCCACCAGTAGGTGGCGCAGAAGTACTTGAACGCCTCGACCTTCTCGTCGTCGCTGGAGGTCCGCCAGTTGGGGGCGATCTTGCGCCACTCCCGCTCCTGGACCAGGTCCTCCAGGCAGTAGGCCTCGCTCACGGCTCGAGGACTTCGACCCGGGCAGTGAGATCGGCGATGAGGGCGCGGATCTCAGCGAGCTGCTTCTGCAGGTCGAAGAAGGCGCGGCGCTCGGCCGGCGTGTTGCGCGGTTGATACCCGCTACTCTGCTCGGCCACCCTCGGCCTTCAGCTCGGCGACGCCACGGGCGACCAGCTTCTCCAGCTCGTCGTCGGTCAGCATGCCCACCGCCTTGTGGCTGACCGTCACGTCGACCTTGGGCGGGGTGATCGCCCCGACGGCCTCGAGCCACAGCTTGGCCGCAGCGACGTGGCGCGGGTTGCGCCGATCCCGGCCGGCCTCGAACAGCTCGTCGAGGATGATCGCCCGGCGGTCGAGGTCGCCGATCACCTGGTCGGTGGCCTGCTGCCACTCCTCGCGGAACTCGCGGTCCTGCTTCCAGTTGAACAGCGTCTTGGTGTGGACGTCGAGCATCGCCGCGAACTCTTTCTCCGTCGGCGGCTGCCTCGCCCGGGGCGGGGTGGTCAGCCACTCGATGAAGCGCATCTTCTCGGGATCCTGGCGCACGGCGATGTAGGGCTTGCTCACCGCGGCCATTGTCGCACGAGCAGTCAAGTTTCCCTTGACAGCTCACACGTTGAGGTATAAGCTAGCTCCTATGAAGCAACTGGAACGAATCGACGACGCCGTGGTCTACGTGCCACTGCGGATGTCGAACTCTCTCAAGCAAGCGATCGTCAAGCTGGCCCACGAGCTGGACCAGTCGGTCAACCGCACCGTCATCGAGCTGATCGAGCGAGGGTTCAAGTCGTGAGTCTCCGTGTCGTCGGCATCGACCCCGGCATCACCGGAGCGATCGCCCTGATCGAGCACGGCACCCTCTCGTGGGTGTACGACATGGACGTCTCGGCCGGCGAGATCGACGCCTTCGGCCTGTTCGACCTGATCGACGGGGTGAAGCCACTCGACATGATCTTCCTCGAAGAGACCCACGCCATGCCCAAGACCGGGTCGCAGGGCAACTTCTCCCAGGGATTCTCCAAGGGCACGATCATCTCGGCGATGGCGATCGCCGGTCAGCCGCTGACCAGGGTGGCCCCGTCGACATGGAAGACGAAGATGGGCCTGAGGGGCAAGCCCAAGGACTTCTCCCTGCGCCTCGCCCGCGAACTGTGGCCCGACCACGCCAACGACTTCCGCCTGGTCAAGCACCACAACAGGGCCGAAGCGGCGCTGATCGCCCGCTACGGACTGCTGCACCTCATCCACCAGGAGAACGCATCATGAGACCACTGCTCGACCAGATCATCGACCGCGTGATCGACGGCGACCCGCCGCTCGTGCTGTTCAGGTCCGACGAGTGCGAGAACCCGACCGTGCTACCGATCCCCTCCTACAACCTGGGCTGCCGCTGCCTGCGCTGCCGCCTCGGCCACCAAGCCGCCCGCCAGGGCCGACCCCGATACACCTCTCGACCAAACTGGAGAACACCATGACCGAGACCACCACCATCCGCGACCAGATCGTCACCAACTACCAGGCGATCGCCGAGCGCCTGGACGCCCGACGGGCCCGTCGCCTACAGCTCAACGCCGAGATCGCCGAGCTGGTCGCCGAGCTGAGGGAACAGCGCAAGCTGGTCCGGGTCGTCGCCCCTGAGCTGCTCAGCACCGAGGCCAACGGTGAGTAGCGTCCCCCTCGACGACTTCGAGAACGACCCGCCGGCCCGCGACTTCCGCCGGGCCAACGGAGCACCGATGGTGCGCCGCCTCAGCGACCCGACCAAGTGGGACCGCTACTCGCGGCCCTCGGGATTCGGCAGCGACCTCGACGACGAGTCGGCGCTGGTCAACTGGCGCATCGACCGGGCGATGGACGGGGTGGCGCTCGACCCCTCGATCGCCGCCACCGTGGCCTCCCACGTGGGGATCCGCGAGGGCCAGAAGGAACGCCGGGAACGGGCCATCCAACGGGGCCGCGGCGACGAGGCCGCCGACATCGGCACGGCGCTGCACAAGATGACGCACCGGGTCGAGTCCGAGGAGGGATTCGTCGTCCCCGAGCAGTACGCCCCCGACATCGCCGCCTACCTCGCGGCCAAGGATGCGGCCGGTCTGGAATCCACCTATATAGAGGTACACCTCTGCTCGGACGAGTGGCGGGCCGCCGGCACCGCTGACAGGATCTACCGGGCCACTCGGGAGCTGATCCTCCCATCGGGCGACCGGGTGGCACCGGGGCAGCTGATCATCGGGGACCTGAAGACGGGCAAGCTGAAGGACTACTCGATCCCCGGCTACTGCGTGCAGCTCGCCGTCTACTGCGACTCGGTGCTCTACGACGTGAACACCAACGAGCGCTCGCCGATGCCCGACGGGCTGCGCACCGACTGGGGCCTGATCGTCCACGTGCCCGTCGGCGGTGCCCGGTGCGAGCTGCTGTGGTGCAACCTCGAGACCGGGCGGTTGGGGGCCCGGACCGTGCGCGACGTGCGGGCCTGGCGCAACCGCCGCGACTTCGTGGTCGACTTCAAGATGCCCGTCGACGACACCGCCGCGGTGATGGACACCCCGATGCACGCCCTCGAAGTTCTCACCGAGCCCGAGTCCGACGACTGGGGCCCGATCTGGCTGGGCCAGATGGTGGGCTTCGCCCTGGCCCGGATCGAGAACATCGGCAAGACGGCCGAGGCCCGCTCGGCCCTGCTCGGCCGCTGGCCCTCGGGCTGCGGCCGGCCCAACCCCAACATGAGCCAGGGTCAGATGACCCGGGTGCTCGACCTGCTCGACGCCGTGGAAGCGGCGTACCAGATCCCCTTCCCGATGGGCGACCCGCGCGTCGAGTGGGGGGCGGGCCTGCACAAAGCAGACCTGATCCGCGACAACGAACCAAGGAGCAACGAACCATGAGCGAAGCGAACACCTTCCTGATGCAGGAGGGCGGCAAGTCCTTCCCCTTCGAGAAGATCGACGACGTCGTCGTCGGCACGGTGATCTCGGCCCAGGTGGCCCAGCAGACCGACCTGGAGACGGGCGAGAAGCTGTCCTGGCCCGACGGGTCACCGCGCAAGCAGCTGATCATCCAGCTACAGACCGACCTGCGCACCTCCGACGACGACGACGGCATCCGCACCGTCTACGCCAAGGGTGGCAAGTACGACGCCGAGACCGGCGAGGGAACCTCGATGAAGGACGCCATCGCCGCCGCGGTGCGCGCCGGCAAGGGCAACGGCCTGGAGCCGGGCGACGAGCTGGCGGTGGCCTTCACCGGCCTCGGGGTGCGCAAGAACCGGGGCTTCAACCCCCCCAAGCTGTACACCGCACAGTGGAAGCGCGGCGCGCTGTCGGCCCGCGACCTGTTCGGTGACATGGCCGAGCCTGAGTGATGCCCAACCGGGGAGGCCGCCCGAAGGTGCACGTCGTGCGCCTGGCGGAGGACTACCCGCCCCGCACGCCACAGCCGACCCCGTGTCGGCTGTGGCAGGGGGCGTGCGACCGTGACGGCTACGGACTGCTGGTCGGCAACAACCGGGAGCGGACCCGTCAGCGGGCCCACCGCTGGGTGTGGATCGCCACCAATGGCCCGATCGAACCCGGGCTGGTGGTGCGCCACAAGTGCGACAACCCGCCGTGCTACCGGCTATCACACCTCGAGCTGGGCACGATCGCCGACAACAACAACGACGCCCGGGTGCGCAACCACCTGGGCCAGACACTGACCCTGCGGCCGTCGCAGATCAAGCTGCTGTTCGAGCTGCACGAGCAGGGCTGGAGCTACCAGCGAATCCACCGCGAGCACTTCGCCGATCTGATCAGCTACGCCGGGGTGAAGCGGATCGGCCACATGGGCCGAGAGGGGTTCGACGAGGACTGGAACCGGATCCTCGTGCCCGACCCGATCAACAAGTACAAGGGATGGAGGAATGATGACACTGTTCGACTTGAGCCCGTACGGGGGCGACAGCTCCCCGACATCGAAGCCGAGGCCACCTGAGCCCCTGGTCGAGGACCTGGCCCCGGGCTGGACCTACATGCGTGACCGCCAGGGCGTGATGGGCTATGCCCACTTGGTGCTGTCGATCACGCCGAACGGGGGAGCCCAGACGGTGTGCGGCAAGATGGGGACCAAGATCTCCAACGTGGGCGTGACCAAGATGATCCGCTGTCCCGAGTGTGAGCTCGGGTCGCAACTGCTGTAGTAAAACGGTCAGAGCCCCGAGCGGAGACTCGGGGCTCTGACCGTTCCGGTGGGTAGCCGAAAGGATGATGCAATGACCAATGATAGCGCACACGGCGCGATGACCGCAGCGTACGAAGCGGGGTTGAGCGTGTTCCCCTTGGGTAGGAACAAGCGCCCGGCAGTGCGCGAGTGGCGACCGTACATGGAGCACCGTCCCGAGCTGGACGAGTTCAAGATCTGGATGGCGTCGGATTTCTCGGGCTACGCCGTGGTGATGGGCGGGCCCGAGCGCCTGCTAGCGATCGACCTGGAACGCGACTTCCACCAGGACCACTACGACGGGTTCCTGCAACGGCTGATCGACGACGAGCTGTACTACGAGTGGCTGAACATGTGCCTCGGCTACTGCGTCGAGACGCCGTCCGGCGGATTGCACGTCGTGATCCATCTGATGGGCGATGGTCCGATGCCGGGCAACGAGAAGCTGGCCTCGGACCGGGGGGGCAAATGCCTGGCCGAGACCAGGGCGCAGGGCGGCTACATCGTGGGCTACGGGTCGAACGGCGAGGTACACCCCTCAGGCGGGCAGTGGAGGCTCGACGCAGGCGGGTACGACGCGATCGCCTGGACAGAGATGGAAACCTGGCTGGCGATCAAGGCGGTCTTGGTATCGTTCGACGAGTCGACGCCGCCCCCGGTCGACGGAGGAAGACTTCCTGCAGGAGTTCTGGCCGCACCGCCGGCCGGGGGCGTGTCGCTGGCCGAGCTGGAGCGGGGCTCGTCGTACCTGAACGAGGCCCGCGCGGCGATGCCGACGATGGCGTCGGTGCTCACCACCCACGGCTGGGTGTTCTCCCACAGTGACGCCGACTACGAGTACTGGGTGCGCCCGGGGAAAAACCCTCGCCTCGGACACTCGGCGACGATCAACCAGGCGGGACGGCTGTTCGTCTTCAGCTCGAACGCTCACCCGGTGCCGCCGTCGCCGGGACGTCAGACCTACTCGGTGATCGACGTCCTGTCGTTCTACGAGGGCGTATCGGGCGGCGACATCGTGCGAAGCTACCGACCAAACTCGCCGGGCCCGACAGCGCCAGCCCAACCTCCCCCTGAGCTGGTGCTGCCGGCGGATTTCTGGCAAGCGACGCCGCTGCTGGCCCACATCCGCCAGGCGGCGTGGGCCCGGCGGGTTTCACCGGACACCCTGTACGAAGCGGTGAAAGCGCTGTACGCAGCGTCGATCCCGTGGAACTTCCGCTTGCCGAGCGACGGCACGCTCGACTACGTCGGGCTGATGGTGGGCAACAGCGGGTCAGGGAAGACCCGCTCGAAGAAGGCGGCGATGGCGTTGCTCCCACCAGAGCTGCACCAGCTCGACGGGGTGCGGTTGTCGATGCCGGCCCCATCATCGGGCGAGGGGATCGTGGAGTCCTACATCAAGCGCCAGGCAGGGAAGCAGGTCGGGCTCGAGTACCGCGGACTGGGCTTCTACACCGACGAGGGGCAACAGTTCTTCTCGGTGCTGGACCGATCAGGGAACACGCTGGCCGAGGTGGCGAAGTCAGCGTGGATGGGGGAGATGACGGGGAACGTGGCGGCTACGCAGGAGCGACATCGTCTTCTCAGCCCGGGAGAGGTGCGTCTGTCCATGCTCATCGGGATTCAGATCGACGTAGCTGCTCAGTTCCTGTCAGCGTCGCACACCAACGGCGGACTGCCTCAGAGGGCGAACTGGGCGTGGGCGTATCACCCAGGGCGCGTGCCCGCCTCGGATACTGACTGGCCGGGCCCGCTGGACGTGGCGATCTACGACAGGATGAGATGGGGCGGCGGCGACACGCAGCATCTGCTTCACACGCTGACACTCGAGTCCTCCGTGGAGAGGGACGTGCGTGAGCGTCAGGACGCCCGTGCCGACTCCCCGGACACGGGGTTGCTCGACGCGCACGCCGAGTACGCGATCTTGAAGACCGCTGGCGTTTTGGCGCTGATGCATGGCGATTTCGAGGTCTCGAGTGCGTTCTGGGAGCTTGCATGTCTCGACTGGAACCTTACCGTCGCTGTACGAAACGAGGTCTCTCGGAGGGCGCAAGCAACGGTTGTGGATCGGGACGTAGCGCTCGGCAGGGCTCAGGCGGCACGGAATCTCGCCTCGGTTGACGTTTACCTGGAACGGGCGATTGATTCGCTCGTCAGGAAGGTCAAGAGCTCTGATGCTCCGATTTCGGCCAGCCAGGCGAAGGATCACCTCCGTTCATACGCCAAGCGCTACAAGCTGGCGTATACGGAGATCGTCGACGCCGCTGCGGCCCGAGGATGGGTAGTTATCCACAGGGATGGGGCGGGGGTCACCATCGGGGGGGTCAGGGGGTCATGACCCCCCTGTGTCTGGGGTTCATTCCAAAAAACTCTTAGTGCTGTAAATCTCTCTTGACCTGCATGTATGTGTCAGCGGCTATGAGTGAAATTCGCGGAGTCAGAGGGGGGTCAGACCCCCATGACCCCCATCTCATGACCCCTAGTGTTATCCACAGGCTGAGCTCGGATCAGCAATCCAATGACACTGTGTCTGAGGCTCCCTTTCAGCCCGATTTGGGCAGGATCGATTTTCGGATCTCCTCATCCAACCTCCTCGAGGATCCCAGTGCCCACCCCACCGACGTGCCCGGGCTCGCCGGGGCCGCCACAAGCCCCGAACGCGGGCGCTGGCAGTGCGGAGCGAGCGTGAATCGTTCTCACTCTCTCGACTCCCGGTACTAAATAGAGGCGAACCAATGAACCTCGCATACAGACAAGGAGATCACTCATGAGTGACGTAGACCTCAAGGCCACGAAGGCGCAGTTCACGAGCGCCAACTCGGCGGCTCGTGCCTTCCACAAGGCGGAGACGAAGCAGACGAGCGATGTGCTCACCACACTGGTCGGCGACGCGATCACGTTCGCCACGGCGCTCGTGGTCGTTCGTCTGGCGCTGCACGAGCAGGCGACCAAGCAAGACGTCAAGGCGAAGATTCCCACGATCGACAGCTTCATGGCGACCATGCGCGGTGCCGACACGACGTCGGCGCTTGAGTACAGCAAGGCGGACGCCACGTTCGCTTTCGCCATCCCGACGGACGCGACCACGAAGCTGCCCAGCAAGGCGGGCTTGGTCGCACTGTTGGCGACCTACCTGAACCGGTGCGCCCGGACCACGAACGATGACGGCATCGCCCGCAATCCGACCATGGCGCGGTGGGATTCGTTCAAGTCGTTCGTGGTTGAGTGCCACGTGTTCGCCAATAAGAACAGCGAGCCCAAGTACGACGCGAAGACAGGGGCCTTGACCACGAAGGCGGAGACACAGCGCGACGAGAGCGCGACCACGAGCGCGACGAAGGCGGCAACCATCATCGGTGCCGACTTCGCCAAGGCCCAGCTTGACAGCAACGGGAACGATGCGTTCAAGGCGCTCGTGGCGCTCAAGTGCGATCGCCACGACATCGATGCGGCGATTGCCAAGCTCGCTGCCACGCTGTCGCCCGCCCAGCTCACGGAAGCGACCAAGCAGGCGGCGGCCCAGCTCAAGATGGCCGTCACCCGCGACGAGTTGATCGCCAACGGAACAGTCAAGGTCTGAGCCCAGACCACGAGAAAGGCGGCGACCTGAGGGTCGCCGCCTTTCTCCGCGCCCAGCCCCAGCCCAACCGACTCACGCGCCCAGCCCGCCATGCCGACGCATGGCGGGCCTTTCCGCGCCCGTGCTCAGCTTGAGCGCGGGTGAGCGAGATCAGCGGCCGACTGACGCCGGCTCGTCGCGTTCGACACAACCCATGATGCATACGGCCGCAACCACATGCGGACGTGCCCACACACAGAAAGCAGAACCACCCATGTTCACCATCAACTTCAGCCTCAGCGTGGATGATCCGTTCGAGGTGTCACAGTTCACCAAGCAGCTGCTCGAGGCCATGCGCCGGGCCCAGGTGCTCGACTGCTCGTGGTCGCTCGACGTCACCTCGAGCCCCATCGACCCTGACCATGCCGAGGCCATCTTGAGCGCCGCCCTGCGGGCCCGCGACTACTGCCCGCCCAAGGGCATCGAGCGCCCGCCGCTCGACAACCCGCTGGCCTACGCCTACGCGTGCGACTACTGCCCCTTCGAGTGCGACGAGGAGGCCGAGATCGACCTCCACTACAACAAGGTCCACGACATCGTGGCCCGCGGGGCGTGAGGTGCCCGAGGGCGGCCTCGTGATGGTCAGCTGGATCCTCGGAGGCATCTTGATCGTCGGCTCGGCCTGGCGATGGATGATTCGGCGCATCGAGCGCCGCGAACAGGAGCGCTACCGGGCCCGTCAGGCCGAGCGCGCACGGCGTTGGCGCAACTTGCGCTGACATGGCGAAACCCTCGCGACCTACGGGTCGCGGGGGTTTCGGCGTTTTTCCTACCCAACACAACAGACACGGAGACAACGACAATGAGAACTGACAAGGACCCCGAAAAAATGTCCCTCGACGAGGCACAACGGCTCTTGGACGAGCTCGAGCCGCGCTTGAGCGCTTTGGTCGAGCGCGTGGCTCGCCTCTGCCTGGCCGCTGACAACCTTCGGGCCACGATTGCCCAGCTACGGCTCGATTCTTTCGACGCAACCCATGATGCCCAGGTGCAACCATGACCGCCACCGACTTGGCCCTGCGCTATGCCACGGCATCGGCCTACACCGAGTGGTTGTCCTCTGCTATGGCCCCACAGCTCGCTGTGCTGGACGAGGGCGACGAGTGGCGTATCCGCGCCACCCCAGCCGAACGCGTGGCCTTCAGCGACCTTGTAGCCACCATCTGTGCCTCACGAGTGGTAGCCGCCACCTGTGGGCTGCGGGAGCACTTGGCTGCCAAGCCCGTGGTGTTCCAGGGGGAGTACGACAACTACAACCTCAACGGCCTACGGGTCGGGCTCGATGACGCGGTGCGGGCCTTGCTGGCCGCTGATCTACGTCAAGCAGATCAGCTGCTGGGCAAGTGCCTGGCCCAGCTCGACTCGATCCTCAAGCGCAAGCGCGAGGCGGTGACTCCCAATCGTCGCATCACCACGATGCAGCGGCGGGTGGTCACCGACCTACGGGCCGAGGTGGAAGCGATCCGCCTCGAGCTGGTGCGGGTGATCGCCCGGGTGGAGACATGAGCTGGCGCTATCCCCTGCTCTACCCGCGCGTGGTGGAACTGGATCCACCGCGCGACGGCTTGGTGCAGTGGAAGCCGTGGAACTCCAAGGACGGCGAGTACATCGGCTGGCTGGGCTGCTACGAGGACGGCTCGCGTTACTTCGTCTACTCGGGGGTGGACCCCGACGATCAGACGCGCATCGTCCACTACGAGGGGCCCTTCGGCATCCCCGGGGCTGACGAGGAGCGGCCATGAGCGACGACATGGGCCCCGATGGGCGGCCGACTCCGCCCTTGAGCGACTCCTCGTTCTGGAAGATGATCGCCGGGTTCGTGATCGTGGGGCTGATGGCCTCGCATTGCGATCACAGCCGGAACATCGAGGATGACACCGGCATCTGCATGAGGCCGACGCCACAACTCGGCTGCTAGAGCCTGAGCCCCATGATCCCTTGGGTCATGGGGCTTTGGCGCGCCCGGACTCATATCTGACCGGGCTCCAACCACATACAAGGAAGAACCAATGACAACAACACCAACCGAGATCAGCCGCGCCCACGAGGAAGCGGTGATGACCAAGCTGATGGGTGGTCGCACCCAGGGCGACAACCTGGTTCGTCGCCACGACGAGAGCTACGCCGCCCTGCCCAACGTCCCGTACATGGACGAGGAGGGCTGGGGCGACGAGATGCACCGCATCGCCAAGGCGAAGAAGAACTACAACGTCTTCAGCCGCAGCTACAACTACCGTCCCGGTGACGGGGCGTGGGCCACGTACAACGTGCTGATGAATGAGTGGGGTCGTTCACACGCCAAGAGCGACATGTTCACCATGCCCCAACAGATGAGCGTCGAGATCTCACTCGGCGTGTTCAAGCAGGTGCCGTGGGGGCAGATGGTGCTGCCCAAGACGTTCGGCGACGACGCCGTGCTGAACATCGGCAGCACCCACCACGCGAGCTACGGTCAGGTGCTCCAACTCAACGTCAAGGCGATCAAGGGCGTGGAGGTGGCGGTCGAAGCCCTGTTCGACCTGATCCAGCGCCAGCTCGAGCTGAACTCCATCTACAAGGGCAAGGCGGTGGTCGCCACCGAGGTGCCCACGTTCATGGACCTGACCAAGGTGAACGAGGCCAACGTCGTCTACGCCCATCACACGGCGCGGCGGCTGAACTACAAGCTGTGGTCGTGCATCCGCCTCGAGCGGGCGATGCTGGCCTACGACACGGCCGACAAGAAGGTGATCTGGCTTTACGGTGACAACGGCACCGGCAAGTCCGAGACCGCCCTGTTGCTGGCCAAGTTGTGCGTCGAGCACGAGTGGACGTTCATCTTCGTTCCGGCCGGGGTGCCGGGGGCGTGGGAGTACGCCCTGCAGATGCAGCAGCTCTACGGGCGCGAGGGCAGGGTGTGCCTGTTCGGCGAGGATGCCGAGCTGTTGGTCAAGGGCGACGATCCCTTGGCTGCGTCGCGCAACTTGGACCAGCTCGACGGCATCGTCGCCAAGGCCACCAAGAACACGCTCACCGTGTTCACCACCAACCACATCGAGAAGCTGACCCGGGGCCAGACGCGCTCGGGTCGGACCTTCGACATGATCCAGCTCGGCAACCTGGACCGGGCTGGCACCGAGCGGCTGGCGCAGGTCGTGTTGGGCGACACGCTGGCCGATGACGTCGACTTCGACGTGGTGTACCACGCGATGGGTGGCATCGACGGTGGCGTGGCCGGGATCACCCCGGCCTTCATGCGCCAGGCCTACACCACGGCCAAGCTGGTGGCCATCGTCGATGGCGGTGGCACGCCGGGTCCGGTCACCACCGAGGCCATCCTCGATGGTGTGCAGGACCTGCAGGAGCAGCTCAACATCCACCTCAACGCACCGCAGCCGAAGGACCCCGAGACCCTGGGTCAGGCCTTCGTCGAGGTGCTGCGCCCGATGGTGCAGGACGCGCTCACCGACTTGGTCACGAGCGACGACCTCGGTCAACTGCTCTACGACCAGGCCCGCGAGGCGGCCGACAGCGTGGTCGAGAACCGCATCCACAAGGCATCGATCATCCGCGAGTCGAGCGGTGATACCTGGGCTCGGATCGCTACCAACTAGTAAAGATCGTGGTGGTCGGCATGGGTTGCCAGCTCATGCCGGCCTCCACAACACCGCTGCATCATTGCGGCAACGACATCCACACACGGATAAAAGGAAAACAACAATGTCAACATTAATCGTCCAATTCGTCACCGAGGATCAGATCCCGGTCAAGCCCGCCGCGAAGGGACGGCCCTTCGGGACCACGTCGTCGCGGTGGAACGAGGTCGTCAAGATCCTCGAGTCCCACCCGACGACCACGGGGGCGTTCATCATCGCCACGTTCCCCTATGCCGACGAGCAGGGCAACAAGCTCCTGACCAAGGCCGGCAAGGTCAAGGCGTTCGGTGACGCCAACAACGTGGTCATTCACTTCACGTCCAAGGCCCCCAACCACAAGCGCCTGTACGTCGCCGTGCGCAATTCCCGCCACACCTTCGAGGCGTTCGCGCGGTTGTGGAAAGACCCGCGGGACCCCGAGAACGTCAAGCTGTGGGAGTACCGGGTGTACGCCCGGGCCCTGCCGCTGGAGGTGGGGCCCATCACGATGCCGGAGCTGGGCAGTGACTGAGGTGCCGAAGGACATGGCGACCTACATCGAGGGCTGCATCGAGGTGATCCACGAGTCCAAGGCGGCCCTCGTCGTCAACGGGCCCGCGGACCTGCCCGCCACCTTCGAGTGGCATGTGGGTGACGAGGTCCTCCACGTGCCGCTGCAGGCGATGGTGGACGGCCTGGGGGACCATCCCCTGTCCATCCTGGGCGGCCTGCTGCCCTCGATGCGGGCCACGATGGGGCCGGCTCAGGGCGTGGTGCTGCTGCTCGAAGGGGTAGGACCACGCGAGGTGGAAGAAGGCGAGATGGAGCGCCACGTGCGCGGTGAGTACGTGGAGCGATGGCGGCGCGGGGATCCGACGATCCGCGAGCACGTCATGTTCATCGTCGCTGACCGCCGGGTCATGGCCCTCACCCTGATGCCGTTCCACTACGGCGACGGGGCGGTGGTGTGGGAGGAACTGCACACCGACGCGGTCACGACGGCCAGTGCTCACGCTCGCGGCGACAACGTCTCGATGGTGTTGTCGCTGGCCTTCGGTGAGCCCGGAGCGGAGACCAACTGATGCCCGTCGTCACATCACCTATTGACGACTACCACGCGATCTCCATGATCCTCACCAACTGGATCAGAAGCCGGATCGCCAAGGCACATCAACGTGTCGCAGCCTGGGAGCCGCGACCCTATAGAAGGGAGTACGAGGATGGAACTCAGCAATGACGAGCTGCTGTTCCTGATCACGTCAGTCGGTGTCACCTGCTCATCGCTCGGCCGCAAGGAGAAGCGAATGACAGGACGCGAGCACGCCAACACCCTGATCGAGCTCGAGCTCGGTCGGGAGCTGAAGGCCAAGCTCGACACCGAGCACTCAAAGCGCCTCGGTCTCGTCGACTGAAGCGCGAACCGGGGGCCCCCACGCCAGTAGGGGCCCCCGGGTCACATCTCCACACACAGAGAAGGAAACAAGTATGGCAAACATGACACCGACAGACGCGCTCGAGAGGATCTCACAGGTCTACGACGAGAGCACCGACTTCGCTGACGGCCAGTGGGACAGCAGCAGCGATATCGCTGAAGCTGTCGCAACGATCCTCGATCAGGCTGGGTACATGACCCACTGCCCGTACCACGGGCAGTACGCCTCGTACCGCGACGAGTGCCCGATGTGCGCGTACTGCCCGGACTGCGAGTGCAGCCCGTGCGAGTGCAGCGACGACGACGAGGAAGAGGAGGAGGACCTGTGAGCGGCATCGACGACATCATCACGGCGCTGCGGGAGCACAACCGCGAGGCGATGCCGCCCGAAGTGTGCCAGGCCGTTGACACGATCATCGGCAACCTCGTCGTCGACCTCGGCGAGTCACCCGAGGCCTGGTGGGGCTGCTACGCCACGCTCGAGCACATCGTCATGCGCTCGATCATCACCGCCATCGAGACCGACGAGGACGTCGACGGGCCGGTGCTGACCATGATCCGCATCCTCTGCGAGCAGTTCCTCAGCCACCCGATGGCGGTCGCGTCCATCAAGGTGGCGTTCAAGGAAAGGAGGAAGGCCTCTGAAGACAAATAGCTGAAGGGAGGGAATACCCCGGGCCTCACGGCCCGGGGTATTTTTTTGCCCAAAATCAGGCCTCGCGGCGGACGAGGACTGGTTCAGGCACCTTCATCGTCCTCGCTCGGGGCGGTCGACACAACCCCGTCATCGCGCCGGGACTCACGTCGGGATACATCGACCAGGAACGCCGTGATCACCTTGGCCAGGCGGATGGTGATCAGTGCGCCCACGCCCACGCCGACGAGGAACGCTCCGCCCGCGGCCAGGTCGGCCCACGAGACGGCGAGCATCTCACCGGGTCTGGGGCAGGATCAGCGGCGGGCCGGTCGCGGCGGGTGGGAACGGGCCGGACGGGTTGGCACACGCCGACGACTCGGGCGGGTAGCTCACGAGCACCGGGCCTGCTGTCGGGTTCACCTCGTAGGTCAGGAAGATGCCGTCCCGCAGGAACTCGTCGGAAGGATCCTGGATCCAGAAGCCGTCGTCAGTGAGGATCCAACCCGGGACGTCGTCCACCGAACCGTCAGGGTTGACGGACGTTCCTGGGTACAGAATGTCGACAGTAGTTCCCGGTTCGTAGACCAGAGGTTGAGTCGATACCACATTGCCGTTGATGTCCCTCATGGTGAGCGTGCCGGTCTGACCGGCCAGGGTCGGGAAGCCGGGAGTCTGGAAGGTGATGCGGATCGTCGGCACTTCACGGACGCAGACCGTGCCGGCCGCGCCGAACGCGAACGTGTCAGGCAGGGTGGTGGTGGTCGTCGACGTCGGCGTAGGGGTAGAGGTCGACGTCGTCGACGTGGTCGACGAGGTTGCGGGCAGCGTCGTAGATGTCGTTGTCGACACCGTCGTAGATGTGGTGCTCGACGGCGACGACGAGCTGGTCGTAGTCGACTCGACGGACGTAGACGTGGTGGTGCTCGGCGAGGTCGAGGTAGTGGCGGGAGCCGACGTTGACGTTGACGTGGTCGATGGGGGCACAGTAGTGGACGTTGTCGTCGTGACACCCTGGGTCCCGGGGGTGCAGTCTGGGCAGGTGGTCGATGTCGTCGATGTGCTGCTCGTAGCCGCCATCGTCGTCGTCGTAGCCATCGTGCTCGTGGTCGTGTGGGTGTAGCCCGCTTCGCCCGACCCACCTGACCCGATGGCGAGCGCGGTGGCAACAGCTGCGGCGACGACGGCGACGATGGCCTTCATCCGAGCTTGTCGATCAACTTGTCCAACTTGGTCTCGATGCTGCGGATCCGCTTGGCCAACTCACCGCCCATCACGTCGGTGATCGCCGGGGCGTTCGGCCAGAACGCACCCGACATGATCGTGTGCACCTGATCCAACTGGTTGGCCTGGTCGTTGGTCATCTCGTCATCTTCCTCTGTCGGTTTCGGGGGTGTCATCCAGGCTTCGACGATCTTGCGGGCGTGGGGCAGGATGACGTCGCGCACCTGCGCCTTCTTCTTCTGGCCGGGGCAGATCTTGCCGTTGCTGTTCGTCCAGTAGGGGTAGCCGAACGGTTCCGTGTGGCTCGCCGAACCAGCTCCGTCCCATGTCGACGGATACGACAGCGGGATCTTGAACAAGACCGAGCAGTAGGCGCACCCATTGGCCAAAGCCTGGATCTGCGCCTCGGTGAAGGCGCTGATCGTCGGGTCGTCCTTGTAGCCCGTATCGGCCGTCTCGTAGCTGATCGTCCATCCGTTGACCTTGTAACAGGCGTTCTGGGCCTGGTCGATGTTGATGAACATGGCCGCGTCGCCGTCACGGTCGACCTGGAAGGTGGGCAGCGTGGTCGCCGTCCCGTTGTAGGTGCGGCGCTCGGCCCACGCCTTGGCCGACTCGATCGACGACTGGCTGGCCGCCCCGTTGGTGTGGATCAGCTGCAACCGGGGCGTGATGATCTTGCGCGTGGCCTGGAAGTTGACGTAGTCCACCCGGTAGCCCGGGGGCGGCCAGTCGGGACGGAACTCCTTGGGCTTGGCCGGGATGCCGAGGCTCATTCCTCCGTCTCGGCCTCGTCGGGCTCGTCTTCGCCGTCGTCACCCATCGGTTCGTTGCTCATGTTCACCTCCTTCACAGCAGTAGCAGTCCGAGTGCGATGCCGGCCGCGCCGAGGCACATCACCGTCCACCCCGACACCGGATAGGTCGCACCCTGACGCGGGTGCAGCAGCAGGGCGGCGATCACCAGCAGGATGAACCCGATCAGGAAGCTGATGTCGGCGGCCGTCGCGTTGCCGTGGGCGATGTCGGCGAGCATCACTTCTTCGTCATCGGGGCGAAGCCGCCCTTGGACGAACCTTTCGTCATCGGGGCGAAGCCGCCCTTGGATGAGCCCTTTTTCATCGGTGCCGGGCCCTTCTTCATCGGTGCCGGGCCCTTCTTCACCGGGGCGAGCGTTGGCTTGAAGGCGGCCATCAGGTGTTCGGAGCCTTCGGGGCCGCCGACTCCTTGTCGGACCGCTTGGCCTTGACCTTGCCCTTGTCCTTGTTCTTGTCGGCGATCGCCGCCATGTCCGGCGGATCGGGGTCACCGCCGCGCTCCTTCTCGGCCAGGTACTGGCCCCAGGCCAAGGTGTACTCGTCGGGCTCGGGGTTCGGCGGGAACTGGTCCTGGTAGCTGGTGCCGTCGTGAGGGGTGGCTCCACCCTGGCCCGACGGGACGGTGGACTCACCGGAGCGAGCCGCTGATCCTTCGGGGTAGCGATCGAGGTCCTGATGGGTCTCGCCCCACTGGTCGGTCGGTGCTTCGATGGGTCGGGTGTCGCCAGTGTTGGGGCTGGTGAACCCTTCTTCTTTGCTCATGATGAATTGCTCCTTTGGTTGTTGAGATTTTCTGAACAGGGTCATGGTGCCGCGATCAGACCGAAGAATCCAGCTTTCGGCGACGCGGCGGTCACCGTGGCGTAGAACGAGATCATGTTCGAGTCGTAGCTGAGGTGCGACCACGTCGTCGGCAGGAAGATGTTGCCGTTGGTCGTCATCGCATTGCCGCCGGGGCCGGCACCGTACGAGAAGTGCCACGCCGAGCTGTCGGTCCGGTAGTCGATCGCTGCGGTGTAGGTGGTTCCGCCCGTCAAGGCGATCGAGCATGACGTGGTAATCCATCCGAGCGTGGACGTGATGGTGACCGGCACCACCGCGACCCGCGTCACTGCCAAGCCACCGGAGAAGGTGTAGATGCCGACTTCCATCGCCCCGGTCGTCGTGTCGGCGTGGTAGACGGAGACGCTGGTCACCACGTCGCCGGTCACCGCGGTGTAGACGAGGCTGGCGTGCATGAAGGCCTGGACGTTGTAGTCCCCGGCCCCGGTGTGGCTGGCACCGATCGTGTTGTTGCCGATGATGGCCATCTACACCACCGCTACGCATCTCCACTTGGACGTCACCGTGTTCCAGATGAACCCGACGTCCAACCTGGCTGTCGTCACCGTCGTCGTTGGCAGGGCCACGGTCGACGCCTCGAAGCTCGAGCCCCAGGCGATGGTGCGCGCCGCGGTGCCGGTGATGGCGATCCACAGGGTCTGACCCTCGGTCGGGGTGCCCGTCACCGTGACGCTGGTGATGTTCACGGCGAGCGCGGTGATCGAATAGAAATCGGTGGTGTCGCTGTTGATCGACGGGGTGGCGGTCGAGGTGGTCGTCCCGGTGCGCTTGGTGATCCGCTTGTTGGTCAGCGTCGACGTCGCCGCTTCCTTGGTGGCGTCGGACGTGTTGTCCACGTTGCCGAGGCCGACGTCGCCCTTGACCAGGGCGAGGGAGGTCTTGGCCTGGGCCGGCGTGCGCGAGGCCCACGCCGAGGAGGCGGCGACCATGAAGTTGTCGGTGGTGGCGGTGAGCCCGGCGATGGTGGTCAGGTCGGCGTCGACCGGCTGGTACGGACCACCCCAACTGACGGCGTAGTCAGTGCCCGAGCTCTTGATCAGCGCCTGACTGGTGGTGCCACCGGGCGGCACCCCGGCGGTGCCCGGTGCGACGGGCTGGAACTCGACCTGCCCGACCGGGATGCCCCCGGGCCCCGAGTTGTAGGTGACGGTGTAGGTCCAGTAGCTGCCCGAGTCGACGCCGTCGGCGGTGACGTTGTACTTCACCCACTTCGACGCGTCGTCGCGGTCCTGGAGGTAGATCCAGTGGCCGGCGAGGATCTTGGCCAGTCCGATGGTCACGTCGAGCCCGTCGACGGTGGTCTGGGACACCCACATCGTGGTCGCCGAGGCGAACG